CATACTGGTTCAGTATCGAAGCCGCATACGCTTGTGCGACCTGTGCGGAATGCGTTGTCGCACCCGAATTACCGAGATACGCGCTATTCGCGGCAGCTTCCTGTGCCGTTTGCACGCCGCCCTTAATCGCGTCCTCGACGCTTTGAATCATCGCTTTTACGGAAAGCGAGTATTCGTTCAGAGTCCAGTTACCCAAGCCCGGAACCGAACCACCAAATTGACCGACCACTCCACCGGCCGCATAACCGGGAACGCCTGCGGCGGCAAAGACTGGGGCCAACACCTGGCTTGTCTCCTTGGAGACCACCGTCTCACCGGGTTCTGCAAGCAAGGGGACAATGTCCCCGCCTCCGTAACCGGGAATGACCCCGCCTAGTGCCCGCTTCAATGGCGACGGGAGGTTTGAGCTTCCGGCAGCGAATACCTGCTGCTGCTGAACGGACCACGTACCCTTACCCGTAAGCCCGATATTCGTGTTCTCGTTCGGCGGGATATGCTGCAGCTTCTTGATGTAGTCATCGACCAACCCGGTAGCCGTTTGCGCCTTTACTCCGGACTTCTCGAGGTCCGTGATCAATTGCGCGCGGGCCGGGCCATACGTAATCGCCGTCGCTCCGTGCTTCTGTACTGCGGCGGCAAGAATGTTCATATCGTTCTTCGCCGATGGCGCACGGCTCAGGATACCCTGGATGTCGGCATTAAGTGACGCACGGGCACCATGCGTCTGGTTCATCGTTTGCGCACCCTTTACGATGCTATTCCACAGCCGCTCAGCATCGTCGTGGCTCAGATTAAGCTTCTCAGCGAATACGATGAATTCGTTCTTCGCCTGATCGGTATTGCCCAGGGTCGTTAGCAGCTCACGCGCCAGCCCCTTTGCCGAATTCTGCACCGCCGTAATGTTATGCGGCGTATTCTTCATTACGGTCGCGAAGTTGTCGAACGCTTTCTGACCGCCACCAGCTTGGAAGATCGCCGCAGCCATTGCCGAGTTCAAGTTGTTATTCAACGCGTTGGCGAGGTTCTTCATGTCCTGCGTCAAATTCGACGAGTCTACCGTCAACGTAGTCGTAATGTCGTCGAGGTTCTTCGCCGCATTCTTCGTATTTCCGAGCCAGCCGGTCAACGACTTCAAGCTGTCGGGACCTCGGTACCCGGCAAGCTGAGCGAATGCGTACAGCTGAGCGGTGTTCTCCTTGCTGCCCTTCGCCATCGGAATAAGCTGCGCAACCAGGTCTTTACCCGCTTGCGATAGCATATTCGTACCCTTGGCGCCTAGTCCAGCTGCACTCGCTTGATTCGCCAACGCATCGTACAGCGCTCCGGCACTGGACAGGGACGACTGCCAATCCGAACGCAACGTCAAGCTTTGCGAATTCAGCCCGGTAATCGATGACCCGGCAACGCCGGCACTCGTCCCGACCTTAGCTATCGACTGCTCGTACTTGATGAATGCCGAGTCGCCGCCGGACACGGTCTTCATAAACGCATCCCAGCCGCCAGTTATCGCCGTAATCTGCGATTGCTGCTGCTCCGCGGCGAAGGTAACGGCGTCAACGGCACTGGCGAGGATACCGCCCTGTATCGACATCGCCGAATAGCCGGTGATCAGGTTGTCGACCTTCTGCTTCATCACGCCGTAGCTGTCGCCAGCCTTAACGTTCGCCAGATCCATCAACGCGAGGGATTGCGAATACGTGAAGCCCTGCGAGATCAGGTTGCCCGTTTCGTGGAACAGACGATCCTGCTCACCGGACAGCTTTATGATCTCGCCGGTATACGCCTGGACATCGGAACCCTGGCCGAGCTGAAGCTTAGTAGCTCCGAATGCCTTTACCGTCGAATTCCAGAATCCGGCGGCAGCTTCGGTAAGCCCGTGGAACCACTGGGACAGTCCGCTGCCCCACTGCGTAACGTCGCCGATGTCCTTGAACGACGACACGACCAGTCCGACGCCGTGGCCTAGCTGATTGGTCGAATTCGCGAACGCCTGATTCGCTTGCGCTAGGTGTACCGGTACCTGCGTGATCTGCTCATCGAGCGACTTAATGTCGGTATTGATCGCGAGAATAGCCTGCGAAGCGTTCAGCTGTCCGAGACCCGTATCGAGACTCGAGATGAACGAATGCGTTGCGCTATCGGCCTGCGTCATCCACCAGACAAGACCACCGATAGCTGCGGCACCGACAATTGCCCAGCCCCACAGCGGTAGCGCACCCATTGCGCCGAGGATTCCGCCGGTCTTGCTCGTTTCGCTACCTAGCTGGCCGGCTTTCGAACGCAGGTCTTCCAGCGGAACCAATGCCGCACGCCCGGCATCGCCGAATAGCCCGAGTCCGGCCGCGAGACGAGCCGTGGCCTGTACGCCACCGAACATCGCCGTAGCGAGATTCGTGATTCCGCTAGCCGCTAGCCCGCCCCACAGCATGAAGCTGTGCAACGCTAGCACGCTGTACAGAATCGGCGTCGGTAGCTTAGTGATTACGTCAAGTAGCTGCGAGGCGCCAACGAGTACGTCACCGAGAAAGTGCGCCGTACCGGGATCCGCCTTGATCAAGTTGCTAAACGCGAGGCCGACGTTGTCGATTATCTGCATGAACTGATGCAGGAAGCCGACACCGGACTCGAGAATCCCGCCCATATGCGACTGCGAATTCGCCCAGATATCGAGCTTCGCGATCCACGTATCGAATCCGCCGACAACCTGCTGCGCAACCGTGGAGAAGGTCGACCCTTGCTTATTAACGAGGTTTAGTGCGCCGCCGAAGATTTCCAGCGTTCCCGGTGCAACGGCTTGCTGCAGTTCGTGCAGGTGACCCGTGAGTGGCGGTATCGTCTGGTCGAGAGCTTTGCTGGTGTCGTGAATCGACAACATCTGCGTATAGATGTCGTGTGCCGCCGGCTCCATTGCGATCAAGCCGACGGTCAACGCAGCACTTGCCGCGGCGACCGCAATTAGCGATTCGAAGACCGCATCCAGCGCGATATGCCATAGCGGAACGACACCGACGGACGGTATCTTCCCCAGTGCACCGCCCCACAGCGTTACCTCGCGCGTGAGGAGCCCGAATGCGCCGCCCTGCTGATTCGCCTGCTGCGTACTCTGCCGCTGCCAATCGAGGAACGAACGGAAGCCGTTACCGAGGTTCCCGAGGCTATTGTCGAGATTGTCCGCCGAGCGGCCGGCTTTGTCCGTCTCCGTGGCGAAATCGGTCAGCTGCTGATCGGCCTGCCCGGCGCCACTTACGGCGAGATTCACCGTTTGCGTACTATCGCCGGGCTGCCAGTTCATCAAGCTTTGCAGCGAGTTAATCGCACCCGTACTTACCGTCGGGTTGATTACGAGGCTCTGCTCGAGATTGCGCCGCAGCTGATCGTATAGTGCGTCCGTGCCAACTAGCTTAGTATCGGCAACGGAGGTATCGAGGTTAAGCTTGTTCGGAGCATTTACGTCCGCCTGGAATACGTCCAGGCCAGCCTGCATCTGCGCCAATCGCGCTTGCGCAATCGACGTATCGAGGCCGAGCTTAGCTTGGTATTCGTTGTTCTCGAACGACATACCTTCGCTGCGGGCCGCCGCCAGATCGGCTTGAAACTGCTGCCGATTAAGAATCAGCCTCGCTTCAATTGCGCCCGCATCGAATGCCACTATCCCAGCTCCGACCAGTTGACTTTCGCAGTGGTAACCGTTCGGCGACTCATCCGGCTAAGGTCGACATTCCGTGCCGCTTGCTGTTCTGGCGAACGGCGTACTGCAGCGCGTTGCGGCTGTGGCTGACCTTCCGGACCGGCGATGACTCTCTCCTGCATCCATCCTTCGATATACATCTGCTTTTCGTACCACGGCAACCGATCCCACTGCTTCGGGCTAAGCTTCAGAAGCCGCCGTGCGAGGTAGTAGGTTAGGCGCCGTTCACCATACGCAGGTTCGGTCGAGTCGGCAAATCGACGCCGCTTACTTCCGGGCGCAGCTCCCGCTGGAACCACTGGAAGAAGGCGATCTGAATCCGCGCCGGAAGCTTCTTCAACACGGCTTCGCTCGGCTGATTCGTACACGCCTTGGCGTAGACCTTGCGGGTACCGGCCAGCATCTCCTCGAAGACGTCACCCGGCGTCAGCTTCGCCATTGCTTCCGCAATGTCCTCCGGCGTTGACTCGGCGGTCAGTCCGGCACGGTGGCGCGCGACCTTTTCCGAGAGATCGCGAAGCTCCTTGTAGAACGTCGCGATCTGCTTGTCAGTCGGCTCCGGTACCGTACCTTTCGGTCCGTCGAAGTCGCTGAAGTCCCAGTCCATCGGCTTTACGACGGACCCGGCGTTGAATCCCATCTTCGACCCCTATCAGGAGGTCGCCGCTGCGGTGATGTCGATGATTTCCATCTCCGACAGGTCGCAGAGCGCGTTGAGGGTGATCGGGTACAGGCGCTGCGAAGCTGCACGGCGGAAAGCCGTCTGCACCTGACCGGCGGACTGGATCTTCGGGATGTAGAAGACCCGGGGATAGCCCTGCTCGTTGCTACCGAGAATGGCGGCCGCGAGGACCGAGAAATTCGACGAGAGCTTCAGCACGGTCTTTCCGGGCTGTGCCGCACCGGCCGCGGTAACGGTCTTTGCTCCGCCGCCACCGTATGCGAGGTTGATGTTGTCGATGGTCTCCTCGGAAAGTGAGGTCGTGATCTGGTACGTCGCCGTGTTCACGAGAGCCGCAACCGGAATCGGCTGCTCCTCAACCTGCAGGTCGGTCATCGACGGGTTGAACGTTGTCGTAACGCCCTGACTCGTCGCTCCGGCATACCGCCACGGTCCCGGCGTAACGACCGCCGCCCACTTCGTTGCGTCGCCGAGATCCGAGTCAGCGGGAAGTGGCGTCCCGAACTGCGCCGTGAACAGGTACCCGACGCCGTATAGGACGTTCTCGGTATCCCAGTCCGGCGGCAGAAATTCCGTGCCGACGTTAGCCGTCATTCGACATTTCCTCCTTCACCTGGTAACGCACGCCGTACTGATCGGCGAGCTGCTTGAACTCAGCGAGGTGCTCCGCCGGAATCGCCGTCCAGTCGTTACCGACGGTGATGTCGAGATCCGGGATCACGAACCCGTTGTTCGGGTACAGCACCTTCACGTTCGAGTTCGCTCCGGCCGCATTCGACATCGCTGAGCCGGTCTGAGCCGGAGTCGAAGTCGGTGGCGTTGCTTCCGAGTCTGCGGACACTTCGTCTCCCCATGCGGTCACCGCGATACACCTACCATCGCGTAGTAGTTACAGACATAATCGTACCGAAATGCGTCATCCGGTGGACCCATGATTGCCGGCGCACCGCCGATACGACTGACCAGGAGCAACGGGGTACCGCTCTTTAGCCGCTGCGGGAATAGCTGATCGAAGATCAACTTGTCGAGCGCATTCGCTAGCGTTTCCGCCGAGGTCTGATCGTTCTGCGCACTGCGTACCCGTAGCTGAAACGACGGTCCGTCCAGTGCGCCTTCGTTCTGGAATCCGGTACCCGACATCTGCGTAATCGTAATCAGCTTGTTCGGCATATCCGGAACGTACGGACCTTCGTTGATATTCGCCGGAAGCGAAACCCCGGCGCCTTGTGCGAGTACCGAGAGCCAGGTGGACAGGTCATCGAACGTTAGCGGCACGATTAACCTCCTCCACGATGCGGCGGACCGGACATATGCATCACGTGCCACCAGATCCACCCGACTAGCTCCGGGTCCATCGGCAGCATCCGGGCCTTCGCCTTTAGCTCGTCCTCCGTAAGCCGATGCGTTTTCGGCTCTCGGTCGTACGCGGGATAGCCTTCTCCGTCCATCGAACCGGAGCCGTTGAACACCTGCGGGTGTCCACTGGAGCGGAGATCACCGAATAGCACTGGAGCAAGAGCCGCCACGCCCCATTGTCCCGGTGTCGCCGATTCACCGATCGTTGGCATTCCGCCGGTTTCGGTCAAGCGGGTTAGCGCCCCGAGACCGCCTCCGACCTCTCCGCGAATCGGTGTCGTACTTTCCGCCTCACCGCCGGCTAGATGCTCCATCGCGGTTGCCATTCCGCGTAGTCCGCCGTCCTCCAGTGCCGTTTTCGCCACCTGGATCAGGTACGCGTTACGGTTCTGGTATAGCGGATCGGTGAGGTATTTCGCTTGTCCGCCTCGTGGGTGACGCAGATCCATTCGTTCGTGCTGGTACTGCGCGTACACCTGGTCAACGGTCACCTTGCCGACCAGAAAGCCGTGTCCCACTTTGTCGGACAGTTCCTGCATTCGTGACCCGAAATCGCCCGCCATCAGAACCCGTCCCTTCCCGGCATCCCGGGGTCGTTCTCGAAGCGCGGTCCGTCTTCGCCAGTGCTCACGCGAAGCCCGACATCGTCGAGAGCGAACATTGTCGCGTTCTGCGTATTAATCACGCGCGGCCGCTTACGTTGCGGCGGATCGTCGGTGGTTGGCGCACCCGGCTCGAAATCGAGCAGATTGGCTTTGATATCCTTCAGCGTTTGTCGCGCGTCCAGATACTGCAGGTAGACCGGGTGGAACTGCTCGAGTGCCTTTCCCTTGCGGTACGCAAGCGTTGCATAGTACGACCCCAGGGCAATCGTGAGACCTTTAAGCAGGTCGGGTACGTTAACGTCCGTAAACGCGGTACCGGTGGTGGCATCGACCAGATCCTGACCGCGCTGAATCTGCGCCTGGATCTGCGTGTCTTCGAGCTCACCGGCGGTACCGGTAACGTCACCGTCCGGCGCCAAGGCGTCACGAATATCCGCTGGAGTCGCATACGTCACGCGAGGTCGCCGTCCTCCTCATCGGCGTCGGACTGCGCCTTTTCGCGCGACAGTCGAGCGTCCTCCGCCGCACGCGCGTTGGTCTCGCGCTCCTGCTGCTGCCGCGCGGCTTCCTCCTTCGGGGTCGAGTACTCGCCGGTCTCCGGGTTGAGTACGGGCGCCTGATCGGCCGGGTCGTCCTCGAACTGCTGCGTCGCCTGCGTAGCACCGACGGCGCGTGACCTCGGCATCTTGCCCTCGCCCTTGCGCGGCTTGCGCACAATCCCTTCGGCGAGAAGCGTTTCGGCGTGCGCCTTGGTTAGCCGCACCGGCGTATCCGGCTGGATGATCTGGCCCTTCCAGCTCGAGAAGCGATTGCCGATAGCAACGACCGTCGGCTCCGGCTCCTGCGTGGTATCCGCCACGTTTCCTCCCTTCGTTGTATCGGTTTACGAGAACGGACTAGATGACCACCGCTCCGACGCCACCGGGAGCACCCGGCTCACCGAACGGCTGGACGGTGTTGGTCGTAACACCGTCGAGACGCACGACTGCCTTCGGCTGGTCGAGGCCCATTGCCGCGGCGCGCTGAACGTCCGAACGCCACAGCTTGCGCGGCTCATCTCGGTATAGCGGAGACGCCGTGAGGGGCACCTCATCCGAGAAGAAGCCGAGCCGATTCCGCTGGCAGATGTACGCGTGGCCCGCCGGGCACTGGCGGGAGACCAGAACGTCGAGGTTCATGATCTTCCGGGGCAGCACACCGGTGTACTGAATCGAACTGGTTGCCGCGTCGCCAAGGTACGGCTTTGCGAAGTCCTCCGACTTGAACAGCGCGAGCTTCGCCGTGTGATCGATGATCAGCGTGTCCGGCTCGAACTCGAAGAAGTTCTGCGGTTGACCGGTGGCCGCGGCGTTCTCGACCGCCCAGATACCGTCGGAGATGTGCCCGCGGATGATGTTCGCCTGGTATGGCGGCGCCAGCACCTCGGACATTGTCGTCGCGTCCCACGCTTCGGCGGACGCCACCGTATAGATCTGGTTCGCCGCCACGATCTGCTGGTCGAGAAGGGTGAAGAACGCCTGGTTCCAGTTCTTCACCATCGTGTTCTTGACCTGCGTCAGCTGCCGGTTGACCGGGTCGATGATCTGACGTCGCCGCATCTCATCGGAAACGCTGATCGCCAGTGCCCGCTCATAGGTGTACGCCACGAGCAGGTCGCCGACCGCACCCGTAACCTGCGGGACCTCGGCGAACTCAGCACGAATTCCCGAGTCGTTCTGGGCGTAGAGCGGCGTGCTCCTTTCGTAGCGAACGGCGCCGGACTGGTTGTTGCCGGCGTTACGGAGCACCGTTTCGATGATGAACTCGTTCGCCATGATGCTGAGCACCAAGGCGGGGATCCGCATTGGATCCTTGAGATAGTCATCTACGGTAATCCGTGGGCCGTCGAACGAACTGACGATCGGATACGTCGGGGTGGTCACCCGTCCCTCCTTTCCTCTTCTCTCGTGAGCCTATGCGCCCGGTTAGAGGGCGCTTCCGATTCGCGCCCGGGCCAGCGTGCCACCGGCAGCGACACCGAGCGGCTCGGTGCACTTACCGATGATCTGGTCGACGGTCGGCGTAGTTGCCGCACTCCAGCTCATCACGCCACCGGCTGCGTCGGCGACAAGAAACTCGCCGAAAGCTGCCGTCGAAGAGAAGAGCACCTGCATGTCGACGCCGTAATGCACGGCGACATAGTCCGGAGCCTGCGCCATGTTGACGGGGTTCTGACCGGACTGGTTCGTCCGGACACCGACATCATTCGCCGCAATGCCGAGGACGTTCTTCGCCTGGGCCGTGGCGTTCTGCTTGACCATTCCCGGGTTCGCACCGTCCGGAACGACCAGCTTACCGCCGAGAATCGTTGTGGCGGTCGGATAGGTCGATGGGCCTTGCTTGATATAGGGGATAACGCCTGGCACCTATTCACCTCTTTTCGCCTATCGTTGTTGCGCCGGATCAGAACGTGTACTGCGACCGTACGAGCGAGAGGAAGTCCTCGGTGTCTTTCGCCGCCGCCTGAGCTTCGCGCTTCTCGTCGTCGTCCTCGGGGAGACCGTTGCCGATCAGGTTCCCGAGATCGAGGACCTTGATCTGGTTCCCGAAGGCGTGAAGCACGTCTCGCATGACCGCACTGGCGTCGACCTCATCGCCATTCGCCAGGTTGATCGTTCGCGGCTCACCTTCGAGCAGTGGCCGCGCCTTCTCGGCGATGTACGGCGGGATGCCGAACTTGTTCGCCAGCTGGACCTTCTCCGTCTCGAACGACTGCCTGTCGAGACGCTGCTGCAGGTTGGTCAGCTGAAGTGTCTGCTGCTCCAGTGCGGCGTTCGCCAGCTCGATCTGCGTACGCCGCCCTCGGTTGCGCGCGGCCACCTTGGTCGCCTTCACCGGCTCCGGAGTGTCGCCCTCGCTTTCGTCCTCCTCGTCTTCGTCCTCTTCGGGGTCCTCCTCACTTTCGTCCTCGTCGGCCTCGGCGATAAGCCGGTCGAGCTCGTCGTCGGTGAGCTCGGACTCGTCCTCGCTTCCACTGTTGAGCCCGTCGGTAATCTCCAGTAGGAGATCGAGCTCGTCGTCCGAAAGCTGGACGCCATCGCCGCCTTCCTTCATCTTCGCGATGATCGCCTTCAGCTTATCCTTCTTCGCCACTTGCACCTCCTCCGCATCGAATTGCGAGTCGGAAAGGTCGATTACCGTTCCGCCCTCGGTATTACTCAGCGCCGCGACTTCCTGCCACGAGCGCATTCCCGTGATGTGCGGGTCCAGCGTACCCAGTACGTGCTGGAGTGCCGCACGCCAGCCTTTTCCGTCCGACCGTTCGTAATTCTCGTAGATACGGGCGGAGACTCCGAGATACGGGTTTTCGCGGAGTACCTCTTCGCCTTTTTCCGTCGGCTCGAGAATCACGTCGAGTCCGTCATCGGTAAGCTCGACACCTACGATTGCCCCGCGAAAGCGCTCCGGGTCATTCGTATGCGAGTTCTTTCCATCGGCCAGCTGGAACGGTACCTGGTCGAAAGCCTTGTCGTGGAACGATTTGGCGAGATCCGAAAGGTACTCGCGAGTGAACTCGATCTTATTTCCGAGGTAACTGATCGAGCCCACTGGAAGAAGCTGCTTGCGCCACCGACGATTCCCGAGGTCAATTGCCGGCGTACGCCGCTCGGGCGTGAATACGGTTACCGTCATGGCTTCCTCCCGTGCACCGTGAACTGCGTATGCTTGGCGACGATGTACGGATCACCTCCGCCAGCCGGCGTAATCTTCACCGCATTCTTTTGCGACTTAACCACGTCGTAATTCGTGGTTTCGACCTTCGCAATCTGATGCGGCGGAAGATGCGCAGCGCGCCAGTTTGTAGTGCTAACCGTCATCCCCGGCTTAAGGTTTATCGCCGTAAGCCTCTTAGCGTTACCGCCAACTCCGGTACTCCGACCTCGAGCAGCTGACGGCTTCTGACCGATGTTTACTGGGTTTACGTGCGTGGTTCCGCCGCGACCGGAATTCTCGCTTTTCATCCGTTCCGCTGTACGCCGCTTCAACTCCGCACGGATATCCGTTATCGAAACGTTACCGCCGTTTAGCTGACGCTGCAATTCGGCTGGAGAAAGCTTCGTTAGATCCGGCGTTACGGGTGCGTATGCGCGCTGCTCCGTAGGCGTAAAGCGCGCATTGAGCAAGTCTTCGGCCCGCCGCTGAGCTGCGGTACTCATCCTCGATCCATCCGCAGGCGAAACCAGCTTGCTACCCTCACTGCCCGACCCTGCCGGGCTTACGCTTTTCCCGCTTTCCGCGACTGTCGCACCGCGCGTTCGGCCTTAAGCCGCTCTGGATGCCCCTGCGGATACTTCGCGCGGGCATCCTTTCGCTCCTGCAGTAGCTGGGCATGCGGTGTCTTCTGAACGGTTGTCGATGCCGCCCCGCCGCGCGTTGCCTTTGCGGACGCAGCTCGCTCCGCATTCATCCGATCGGTTGCGGGAGTCGGAAGCGGATCGAGTCCCATCGCTTTCCGCTTCGCCTGACCGACAGCTTCCGCGCGAGCCGCTCGTGCATCAACATGCGCGGAACCGCTACGGTCAGCTCTCCGTTTGCTCATCATCGCTTCGTACTCAGCGTTCGAGCGTTCGGTTAGCGTTCCTTCACCGTGTGCGATATCCTTTAGCGACGCCTCGTACACCTTACCGTCGTCGCGCTTTATCCGACCGAGGCCTCGCTTCTTCGATACGAGCTGGCCTTCCGTACCCTTAATTCCGGATACGTTAACGCGGTCGTTAACGTTCGGCTCACGAAGCTTCGCGGGGTCCATCCCGTGTTCCGGCGGCTTACGGTCCTTCTTGTCGCCGTTGTTGAACACTTCGTGAGCCGAATGCAGCGACTTGAGGGTGCGAGAGGATCCCCCGGCTCCGCCACCTCGCTCAAGCATCGACCGGGAGACGCCGTGCGTCTCGACCATATGATCGATGAGGTGATGCTTTTCGGAGATCGCAAACGGGGATCCGTCCGCCTTTACGTACTTCCAGCCTTTACCCCGTCCAAGCCCGACCCAGTGGCCGCCGGAACCGGCGAATTCGACTGTCCGGGTTGACTTGCCGGAGGTACGTACGAACTGCACGATCTCCGCGGTTACCGCATTGGCGTACTCGTTGGCTTCCCGGCGGATGCGAACCTCGTCATACCCGGCATCGGGATGCGTACTCGCGAACTCGCGGAGCTCGGTGGCCAGTGCATTCGCCATCGCCTTGGCCGACTGCGAATTGTCGGCCCACGAGCCCTTCAGTACCTTCGACCCGGCGGTGCCCAACTGACGGGCGCGCTTACGGATCAGCTTCGCCAGTGCAGGACGCTTTCCCGGCTTCGCGCGTCCGACCGCGCGGATCGCCTTCTTCAAGTACGAAGTGTTCGGCATCGGGAACGAGCCGTCCGGCAGCGCTTGCTTCTTCTTAGCTAGCTTCCGACGGCTCGCTTGCCGCTCCGGGGCAGGAGTTGCAACGGCCACTTGGCAGTCCGTTCCGTAGAGGTGGATGCATCCACTATCTGTATGCCCACTACAGATGCATCTTAACCCGGAATTTCCGCCAATTTATCTAAGGTCCTACAAAAGTGTAAAGTTAGGCCAACAGCGACTGCGCCTGAGTCCTCAAGGCGGTAGCCTTAGTCAACAACGCGGCCTTCTGAGTCGTCAACGACTGGTACTGCGCCAAATTACTCTGCAGCGAGGCATTCGTCGCAGTAGCGCTTGTCGCCTTTTTCGCGGACGCACTGGAGGAGGAAGCCGATTTCGCCGCCTTGGTCGTACCGGTCTTCGCTGACTTTGTCGCCGTACCGGTCTTCGACCCAGTTGACGTTCCCGATTTCGCCGCTGACGCCGTTTTCGCGGTATTCGAGGTCTGCAGCGTTAGCGTTTGCTGGGTGATCAGTGCGCGAAGCGCGTTGATCTGCACTCCGAGCGCATTCGCCTGATCGGTAAGCTTGTTCGCGCGGTTCATCAACGATGCAGACTTAGCCTTCGCCTGCGGTGTCGGACCGGCGGGCTTTTGCTGCGGGTTCTTCGGATTCGTTGCGCCCGAACCCTGGTTCCCGGCCGACGTAAACTGACCGCCGGACGAATGGTACGGATTCGCCGCGAACTCCCGGAGCATTAGCCGGTCCACGACATTCGTATGCTCCTGCGCACTTTGTGCGTGTGCGCGAGCTTCCTTGTCCTTCAGCGACGCCAACGCCTTCAATGCCGCCGCGCGTACTTCGGGATGCACGTTTCCACCGCCACGCGCCCATCGGCGAATCGAGCCCCACGTAATTGCCGAAGCCTCCGCAACCGACTTACCGTTACGAATCAGCGCATTGCGAACGTTCTGGAAGTACGGCGGGAACTGCATCCCCTTCACGTCCCACAGTCCCGGACCGCCAGGCTTCCCGATTGGCGCCGGCGTAACCGACAACGCTCCGGTCTTCGCGCTGAGCTCGACCATCTGCTCGGCAATGGTACCGCTCATTCGTCTCCTTAGTATCCTTTCGGGCCCTGGTGCGCACTCTTGTAGACACTGATGAGCTCGGCGATGGTCAGCGAACTACGGTATCCGTTACGTCGCGCCCACGCGCGAACTTCCTCTTCGTCCGGCTCCGACTGCGGCTTACGAATCTGTAGGTTTGCGCCTTCCGTCCGAACGGGAAAGAAGCGACCGCGATAGTCGATAACGACTTCCTTTTCGGTCGTTGACGCTACCTTCGCTTTAACCCATCCCGCATCGCTTAGGTAACTCTCAACCGTATCGCCGACTTTATATCCCGCGGAATTCGGTTCGTCAGCTTGCTGCGAAGCTTCATCCGCGACTTCGGCATTGGCTTCGCGGATGATCGCTTCGTCCTGCTCCTGCGTTACCGTTCCGCTGGTAATCCCGAAAAGGCGTTCGGCAGCATTCTGGTACGCTGACTCCCACCGTTCCGGCGACACCTTACCCGCTGCGTCAGCGTCCGGAGTACGCGTCGCGGTACCTAGCTTACGGCTTTCCCGTACCGCGCGTTCGGCTTTTAGCCGTTCGGGATGCCCCTGCGGTAGTTTAGCTCGCGCGTCACTGCGCTGCTGCAGCAAATCGGCATGCGGTGTCGTACCCGGGATTCCGACGAACTTCCACCCGTGTTCGTATCCGTGCGGACCGACAAACTCCTGCACGTCGTATTCGCCACGGTTCTGCAGGTCGGTACCCGCCGTGTAGATGTGCGGAACGCCGTCGATCATCTCAATAACGGTGTCACCGGGTTCGATGTCTTCTTCATCGGTATCGGTCGGGTCTGAGGTCATTGGCGGTACCCCATCTTCTTCTGAGCCTGGCGGAGATTATCGTTCGTGTACGAATACGATCCGATCTGCTCCATTGCCGCGACGTGCTTCGAGGCGAATTGCGGGAAGGCGTACACGGTAATCGTATTCGTTTCCTGGTCGACAACCTGCACGATTAGCAGTGGCGCAACGCCGGCCTGTCGTACGGCCGTGTACTTCCGAGCCACCTCATCCGCTTTGATTGCCGTCTTCTGGTTCTTCGCTTTCGCACTGAGCGTCTTTAGTTCGCCACCGTACTTATGGTCGAGATGAAAGTCGAGAGGCGTATTCCGGGCACCGAGTCCCGTCTCGCCTTCGGCATGCGAGATAGCGATGTACGGTCCGCCGAATTTCTTGGCGAGCAGGTGCGCTCCGTGTGCCCGAAATAGCTCTTCGTATGTGTCGCCGATCGAGCTCTTGCTCATCGCTTCGCCGGTATCCGGGTCCACGAAGTTCGACTTCGTCTGACCGCCGCGCTTCCGTTTGTCGTCAGCTCGAGTAACGTAATTCGACTGTGAGCCAGCTAGTGGCTGCCACCCGTGCCTATAGTGGTACGCCGTACCGGGGATGTGCTCGTGATCCGGTGTCGCAGCTAGCTCAACGACTCGCCTACGCTGTCGTAGCTGACCAACGATACTAGCTAGCGCATACTCACGCACCCCCCTCCGCTGATTGGATGCTGCCAGTATAGCCGATTCTTCCGGTCCCGGCAACATGGGCGCACCCGCATGCGGCGGACCGGGTTGGCACCGGCAGTGCACGTGAACGACACCGGGATATCCGATATCCGGAGGCGCACTGGCGAGGAAGTTCTTTCCGTTCGCCTCACGACATTCCGGTGTCGTTCGATCGTCGTCATGCGAATACCATCCGAGAACGGTACCGTGCGTACTCGCCAGTGCATCGATTCGGTTTCCGGCTTCGGTACGACCGTAATCTGCTGCCACGTGCTGATTGAAGTAGCGATCCTCCGCGGACCGAATCTCCGCTATCGCCTCCTCCCGTGTCGTACCGTTCCGTGCGGCCTCGGCAAGCGCTTCGGCGGATCGCTTTGTCGCCGCATAGATATATGCCGAGCGACGGATGGTGTTTGTCGCCAGCATGCTCTTCTGCGCCGGACCGATTCCGATGTATCGTGGTTGCGGGAAGCGCTCCGCTTCGCTAAGTGCCAGCTTTAGTGCCGCTCGTCCGATCTCGTTGTTCGCCAGGCCCATCTTCGGCAAGAAGCGCTGCAGCTCAGCGAAGATAAGCAATGGCGAAGCCGCCACGGCCAATTCCGCGGCGATACTTCCGATTAGTACGGCTGCTTCCGTACCGATTGCCGCCGCTTGGGTTTGCCGCTCTCTCCGCTTTGCCGCCTTATTCTGCGCCGGTGTCGGACGTTGCGGCTGTACCGTACTAGCCACGCTGCAGGTCACCTCGCATTGAGCCCTCTAGCTGCGATCCGCCACCTAGCGCTTCCGGGGTCACGCCCATCGCATCATTTGCTCCCGGTGGCTGACCGTTAACCTGTCCGAGGACGGTAAACGTTGCATCCAGTGCGCCAGCTAGCTCAGCCGCCGCCTGTCCCTCCGGAGTTGCGCCGGACGGGGAATCGAGCAACGCCTTCTCCGCGCGCACTTTCGCGCCATTCGTGATCATCTGCGCGACCTGGCCCATCGGCAAGTCGAATTTGGTCGCCACCTTAGTCGCCAGCATGTCGACAAACTGGTCGGGAATGCGCAGTGCCGGTGCCTGCACCATCGCCGTAAACGTCGCAATCAACTGCGCGGCATCCGTATCACTAATCGGTTCCGCGATCAACTTCGGAATCGCCTTCGACTTACCGCGATTCAGTACGACAATCGGTGCGGATACGTCATGCGTGAATGACGTGCAAATCTCATCGATAACGCCTTGCCGGGACTGCTGGAAGAACTGCGTCTGGCTCTCGGACAACGCGTAAGAACCACGGCCGAGCGCTGCGGCACTCGGGAGGTTCAAGAAGCCGGCGAGAACGCTACCGGTCTGGTAGTTGTCGAGGAAATTGATCGCGGCCGTGAATTGCGCCGCACCCGATCCGGCCGCTTCGATAACGTCGAATAGCTTTCCGCCCTGCGGCGGACGAACGAAGCCACCTACGGCGGAAGATCGCATGGCTGCCAATGCGGCTGCGGCATCGTCCGCCTGATCCTGGTCGGAGCCGTACACCGCCAATTTCGGCAACGACTGGTTCTCGAGGAACTGGAACCAGAGGAACAGCAGCTTCTGCTTCTGCTTATAGCACCAGTACGCAATGTCCATATCCGAGATACCGGTAAGTGGCGCACGGTGCTGCCCGTGGATATAGACGTACGATCGTATCTTCGGGATATCGAGATAGCCGGTGAAGTCCTTACCGTACGCCTTTTCGAAGTTCTGCTTACCTTGTCCCGGACTCGAATAGAACCACCAGGCTCGCTGACGAAACCCGTTCATTCGTGCCGTGTGCTCGTCGCGTCGTACTTCGCACGTACTCGGAGGACGCCATGCGAGATGCTGTAGTCGTACGGTTTCGTCATCGTCAAGCCCCCACTGCTTTTCGAAGAAGGCTTTCTTGTAAACGGAACCGCCGGATAGCTGACCGAGAATCAGCTGCATTCCCGGATCGAGACCGCCGGATTCAGCTGGCGTATACAGCTGCTCTTCGACCAAATCGAGCTCGCCGGTATCGCCTTTCTGTCCCTCCAGTGAGAACTTCGTTCCGCGTATCGGAAGCGTGAGCACTTGTTCGACCTGGCGTGCGGTACCGTCCCGCGACAGCATAGTGTCGATATCGCGAGCGCGCCATTCCCCGATCTCGAAGACGTCACCGCCGCTAAACGCGGAGAATAGCCGCGTATACATATCGAACGCAGTACCGATCTCACCGCCGAGAAGCTGCTTCCGATCCTTCTTCGACAGTTCCGGGAGGCTAACGCCACCGTGCTGGTCCAGCCGCACTACGTTCGATCGGCTTACCATTCGCTTTCCCAACCTCCACTATCGGCGTACTGATGTACGTTCGTCAGTGTCGATCCCCTTGCGCTCAACGCTAGCTGCTCCATTTGCGCACGGCGACGTTGCACTGGCGGAGGAGCCCCCTCCTGATACGGCGGGGTGTCGTCCCACTCGTCATTTCCGTCCATCGCATTCGCATATTCGTGCACCGTGGCTTTTGCGGTTAGCGAGGACTCGGGCCAGAACGACATCACCGCTGCGTCACCGCAGTCAGGTGACCGGCGCAACCGGGTTACGACCTTTTCCTTCGGCTCGACGGCGATTTTCGCACCCGTCTTTACGCTCCAGGTCGGTACCGTGAGGTCCGTCTTGAGGTCCTCATCCGGCGGGAGCATTAGGTCGTCCGGACCGTTTATCGGATCGAGCAATTCGCGGAGATTCCAGTACGCTGCAGAACGCTTATTCGCAAACGTAAACTCGGACGTGATATCGCGCATTCCCTCGGCACTGGACGCCCCGATGTACGCGCGCACCTTTAGCCGCAATCCCCGTAGCCGATTGACCACGCCAGCTCCGATACCGGCACCGTCCACGATCGCAATCGAACCAGCGTTTTTCTGCAGCCGACCGGCAAGTCGCATCGAAGTGGTTTCGGTATCCTGCTGTGCGTCACGAATCATGTCGACAAGGCAATGCCCGACTCGCTTAGTGAGTACGGTTTCGTCCTTGCCGGAGTCCGCAACGTCGCAGCTGTAGATCTGCCGTCCTTCGACCTTGGGTCGCCCTTGCGCGTCCCATTCCTCCCAGCGCTGCATCGCACGCTCGACCCACGAAAGCGGGATGACACCTTCCGACCCTTCTTCTGGCGACCTTCCCCGTACTTTGCTCCACCACAAGGCAGGTTCGCGCCACCGGACCTTCCCGTCTTCATCGGTGAACCGGGTGACGCCCCATCGCTGCATTCGCTCAGCGACCCATTCTGGCGACAGCAGCAAATCTCGCCATTCCGCGCGGACGCTCTTCGGGATATCCGCAAGCGACTGATCCGCAAACGGAATACCGTTGTCGCGCATGTACCGGCCCAGCTCGGGATACGGGGCTACTCCAGCGCGAGTGAAGTTCGGGGTGAATAGACCGTCAATCCGCACAACGTTCCAACCGGAACCGGGGCGGATGACACGAGCGAAATGGCTATCTGCTGAGTCCGGGTTTCCGATGGCGAGAACTCGTGCATGACCACTGGAAGCGAGGGTATCGGCGGCAATCCAAAGCTGCTCATCGATACCGTCCGCTTCGTCAAGTACGATGAGAATGAATCGGGCGTGTATCCCCTGAAATGAGGCGATCTCAGTAGGTCGGCGGCCGAACGCAATTAGCTCATCTCCAATGCGCCACTGGGGGTAGCCGCTTCGGGTGAGCCTTCCCCGCAAGCCGGCCAATGCGTGTACCCGGTGTAGCTCGCGCCATAGCACGGACTCGATCTGCGCGCTGGTCGGCGCCGTGGTAACTACGAACGCGGAGCCAACCGTATGCGAATCGATAAAATGCCCCGTCTTCAACGCCGAGAAGAACGACTTTCCGGCGGAGTGACAGGACGGGACCGCGGTGTACCGGTTGCGAATGATCGAGTCGTTGATCATCTTCTGCGCGGGATTCAACCAGGCGCCGACACGATCTCGCGCCCACGTCTCGAACGAGTCGGTCGATCGCGGCTTGAACATATCGGCAGCTAGCATTATCGGATCGACATCGCCACGAAACGCAGCGTTCTTAGCCGGGTCTAGCGGAATCTTCCGCCCGGCTACACTTACGTTCGCCTTCGGCACCGTTCTCCTCGCGAAAGGAATGCACTCCCTTCTGGTTATGCCCAGTGCGACGTACGCTCAATCCGTAAATTGCGGATTTCTTTCCCTATGTCTTACATGCATGAAATGCGACTTGACAGCTACCGAAAACTCTGCTACACTGGTGCTGTGAGAGGAGGTCATCGTATGGATGACGTTAAGTACCCGAAGGTAACCGTCCGGCTGACCGGGACGGACGGTAGCGCGATGGCGGTCATCGGTAAGGTACGCGTTGCGCTGCGGAAGGCCAAGGTTCCGACGCGCGAGATCAACGAGTTCACGAAGGAAGCCACGGGCGGCAACTACGACAACGTGCTAACGACCGCGATGAAGTGGGTCAACGTCGAATGAGCGAGGTATGGTACCGATGACCCGAGCACTACATGTCGGCGTAACGGCAACCCGAGACGGCATCACGAATGCGCAGATGCGTAAGCTACTGGCCCAGCTAGGAGATATCTGCGATTCGAACCGAGTCTCCGCTCGCTACTTCCATCACGGTGACTGCATTGGCGGTGACGTCCAGTCAGCTGGCGCCGCGCGCCTTCTCGGCTACCGAATCGCCGGTCATCCGCCGGACGATCCGACGTACCGAGCGTTCTTCGAGAACGACGTAACGTACCCCGAGCGCCCGTACCTCGCTCGCGACCTGGACATCGTTACTATCGCTGCCGTGATGTTCGGCTTGCCGCGCGGGGAAAGTGAACTGCAGCGTTCGGGAACGTGGGCAACGTTGCGGTACGCTCGCGCCAAGGCACGAGAGGTCGAGGCATTCCGCGGAACGGCGATCTACCCGGACGGGAAAACGAAGGACATCCGCGACCCGTCAGTCTTCAACCTCCAGCGGCAAAGTTGACCTCCGTTGCGTTTCCTGCATCGCAACCCCGGACGCTTGGGTCAGCCACTTCCACACGACCTCGCGCACCTTGTCGTCCTCGGGGTCGATATCGAGGTCGTAAAGCATTCCGCGAATCGCCTCACCGATGCGTTCGGCTTGGCGCTCGGCCAGGCGGATCCGCCGCTCTTCGATTCCCGCCGCCAGTGCAGTACGACAGATCGTGGCGAGGTGTCGCCGTTCCGACTGGTACAGCTCGAGCCACATCGCCCCGGCCTGCGAGAAGTCGCCCATGTCGATCTCGGTGTCTTTGATGTAGCCGGATTGCCGCTTCGTAAGCCACAACGAGCGCACGAAGGCTTCGGGATCGCTCTTCTGCAGATTCCCGCGCAGCCACTCGATATGTCCCGCCGTTCGTCGAATCTCCTGCAGCAGCACTTCCGCCGGATCGGTATCCTGCGTGGGTGTACCGTAAAGCAGTTGTGCCTCCGGTGCGCGCCTTCGCTTCGTACGTTTCACGGCCCGATCCGTACGATTACGACTAGTCGCTTTGTGCGCGCCACCGCCAAATTCCGTCATACGATATCCTTTCCCGCTTTTCGATCCTTCCAAACCGCAGCTTTTCGACCGACTTGACAGACAATTGCATCTCTGCTAGACTGATGCCTGTACCGCGACCCACTGGACGGAGATACCCGATGCCTAGCCTCCCGTACGACGGCCAATCCAGCCTCGTAATGGCTACCGATGAGGAGATCAGCCGCGCGCCACTTGAGCAGCTGTCCGCGATGAACCGAATGGACGAAACGCTCGGCACGCCGCAATGGCACGATGCGATGCACGAGTTCATCGACTGGACGGTGGTCAAGTCGTTCGGTCGCCACGCGCTTCCGCACTCCGAGACGTGCCCGGAGGACGCCACGTGATGCTGATTCTCGCAATTCCGGATCACGTCGCGCTTGGCGTGCTGGAGGCGATTCAGGAGCGTGGGATCATCGCGGTCCCGAGTGACGCGGGAAAGTTCCGCAAGGTGAAGGTCGACTTCGTATACGAGACGCCACGAGATGGGAGGCGCAATGACTCCGGCTGAGCGAGCGCTGGCTAGGCGACTTCGCGACCGGATCTATCGGCGCAAGAAGAAGGACCTCCGGCTCGCACTGGAGAACCAGCCGAATACGGTCTATCCGTCCGCGCATCCGGAGGGCGAGCTGATCTCGCTGAGCGGGATGATCGAAGAGCGCGTGATGGAGATGAACCAGGTCGAGTGCATCGACGACCTGAAGGGTCGCGGAAAGCCGCAGATGTATTCGACCATCGTCAACTACAACTAGGAGCCGAAGTGGCCGTTCGAGCCGGCTCATATTCCGAAAGCGTCTGGCACGGAATCCTCCGGGACGACCGGTACCCGATTGCGGTCTGCTTTCACTCGCATAAGGAGCGAGTTCAGGCGCAAGAATGCGCGCGGGATGCGAAGGTGTACCTGAACGCAAACGATAACAAGCTACCAGAAGGCTGGGCGCCATACACCCCGAGCGCGGTACACCGCGCCTGAGCTGGGGCTTTGCCGCTTGACAGCCGCGGCAGTTGCTGCTAGACTGGTTGCTGTAGGGCAAGATGTGAGAGGAGATGCAGTGACCACCATGACAGCGCCGGAAGCACCCATCACCGAGCGACAGGCACCGTTCATTCGCCAGCTCGCCAACGAGAGGGTACTGCCTGAGGACGTTCGTCAGCGACTGCTGAACGGATACGAGGGCTTCTCGAAGGCAAAGGCCAGCGAGACGATCAAGTGGCTGCTCCGGCAGCCCGTGAAGCCGGGTCAGGTGCCCAACCGGATCGCCGCGATGCCGCAGGCGGCAACTTCACGATCCCGTACCGTAGCAGCCGAACGGGTCAACGCGGAACTGTCCCGCCAGCGGACCACTGGGGAGCGGCCGGCACGAAGTGCGCCGGCGGAGGAGGGTGCGTACCAGAAGGACGGTGTCGTTTACATCGTCATCAGCAACAAGCAGGGCACCCGCCGTTACGCGAAGAAGATCGTGGAGAGCCCGCCACGGATGACCGAGTCCGGCGAGGTCGTGGACTTCGAGTTCGAGCGGTCGCCCGGAATGGTTTTCGTGCTGACCGCAGCGGACCGGCTGGAGAAGGTCGAGATCGAAAGGCTGATGACGAAGTACAAGCGCTGCATCCGCTGCCACGTTCAGCTGAAGGCGGCCAAGTCGGTAGCGCGTGCCGCCGGTAAGCGTTGCGCGACCAAGCTGGGACTGATCTGAGGTGGCCGCCAAGTTCTTCGACATTTCGCGTCCCGGTGTCGACCCGATGCTCACCGCAACCGTTAGCGAGCAGGGCTTCGTGTACCTGCACAGCCGTTACGAGGACGGACACGAACGCTCGGTAACCGTGATCGCGTCGTACGAGATCGACGCTCTCGCCGCAGTCGTATCCGAAGCCAAACGCCAACGAAGGAGGACCGCCCGCAAAGAGGCTCGGCGGGAGCAGCGGAAGCACCTGCGGGACATCTCCGCGGATACCTGCGGACAGAACAGCGTGTGATCCAACTCACATTCAGATGCCCATTTCGGGTTGACAGGACCCGGAAGTCATGCTAGACTGGCATGTGCCAGCAACACCAGCGGAACCTTTCAGAAGGGGAAATCACAATGGCTGATACCGTCAGCGGCCAGCTCAAGCGCCGTCAGGCCACTCGTCGGGCCAAGCCCGCCGCAGCGAAGGCCGAGCCCGACATCACCGAAGCCGCAGACACCGTGAAGGCGGAGCCCGAGGCCGCCACTCCGAAGCCCGCCGCGCCCAAGGGTCCCCGGCGCCGGAAGCCCGCCGCGGTCAAGGCGGCACCCGAGCCGGAGCCCGAGGTCGACGAGGAGGAGGACGAGGAGCCCGAAGAGGACGATGACGAGGGCACCGAGACCGAAGCGAAGGAGAAGGGCAAGCCCGGTCGCAAGCCGGTCGAGCGGACCCCCGAGGAGGAGGCCGAGCGCGCCCGCGTCAAGGAGGAGAAGAAGCAGGCCGCCTTCGCGAAGCTGCGTGAGCGGAACGTGGCCAAGCGCGCCGCCGCGGACAAGGCCCGCAAGGAGCTCGTGACCAAGCTTTCCGGCGAGCTGACCACCGGCCAGGAGAAGTACCTGATCCGCGCCAGCTACTACGGCGTCAAGTGCATCGTGCAGAAGGTCGAGGAGGTGCGGGGTCGCGTTCTCGTCACCGTGCTCTGCGTGACCACGAAGACCGGTCAGCCACTGGAGGAGAGCGCGTTCTACACCCGCCGCGTTTCGCCGAAGTTCCTCCTGGACGAGAAGCCCACCGAGGCGTACGAGCCCCGGCGCGGCGGAAAGCCGAAGCGGAAGGCGAAGAACCGCCGGGAGCGCGCCGCCAAGCGCACCGAGGCCGAGGCCGCCTCCGATGTCGAACTCGACGAAGAGGCCGAGATCGACGAGGAGGACCTGGAGGACGAGGAGCTCGAGACCGAAGAGGCGACGGACGAGCTCGAGGACGACGCCGACACCGATGAGGACGAAGAGGAGGAGGACGAGGAAAGCGACGAGGAGGACGAGGAGGGCGACTCCTGGGGCTGAGCGTCCCGTTCCACTTCCGTCAACCGGAGTTACCGATGAGTAAGCCGCAGAGGCGGGCATCCATTCGGGTGTCCGCCTCGCGGCATCTTTAGGGAGATCGCGTTGCAGCTAAACCCGAATCATGCTCCTGTCGAAACGAAGGTAGTGGCGCAATCCGGGACGTCCATCGCCAGTGGGATTCTCGTGTGGTGCCTCGTAACGTTCGTCCCCGCATTCCACGCCGGCATTCCATCCGACCTGCAGCCGTTTGTCCCCGTTATCGCGGCATGGCTCGTCGGTACCGCATCCGGCTATTTCGCGTCGCATACGCCACGGCTTGACGAAGCGCTGCGTCAGGCGATGCAGGCACTGGGGACGGTGTCGACAAAGCTTTCCCCCGCAATCGTTGGCGAACTCCGGTCGTTTACGCCGGCGCCCGTTACCGTTAACGTGCACACAAGTGGCGGGGATCCGGGTGTGGCCGTTACGCAAGCTGAGCAGCCGGCGCCAAAGTCCGAGGCACCGACCGTTACGCAGTCGTCAGGCGTAAAGGTGATCACGGACCCGTCAGCCGGAACGGGCTCGTGGTCATCCGGATGAAGCTAAGCAACTATCAGGTCGAGGCCGTACAGAAGTTCCTCGCGAACCCGACCTTTGCGGATTTCGACGTGCCCGGAGCGGGAAAGACCGCCGTAGCCGCAAATGCGATCTCCGAGTACGACCGGTATCCCGCCGTGATCACCATGCCCGCGCACTTGATTCCGCAATGGGTCGATGAGCTAGTGCGGTGGGGCGTCCCGGAGGACGAAATCGCCGCGTGTCCCCGGGGTACGAAGCCGGCGGAACGGATCGACGCGTTGACGAGTAATGCGGCGATAAAGCTGGTCAGCTACAATGCGTGGACCAGTGCGGAGTATCGTCCCTATCTCCTCGATCGCCGAATGCAGTGTTACGTATTCGACGAGAGTCACCGCTTGCGCAAAGGGAAGCAAGGGAAGACGGGAGCGTGGCAAGCCGTATCATGGCTGCGAACGAAGACCCGATCGAAGCACATGAAGACCCCGGTGTGGTGGCTGAGCGGAACGCCGATCGTAAAGGACGCGACGGACGTATTCCCGCTGCTACACATGGCGAATCCGTATCGATGGCGATCACGTCGCGACTTCGCTATCGACACGTGCCTGACCACGCAAACCCCGTATTCGCTTTCTATCGGGCGAGTACGGGACCAGGAGAAGTTCCGCAACTTGCTGGGTCGCTATTCTATCAGGCGCACCTGGGCCGAAATACCGGAGCTGCGGGGACTGAAACGCCGCGACATTCCGTTGCCGCTGACGATGGACCGGGAGCTGCGACAGCGCCATCGGACGATCAAGAAGGACTATCGGGACCCGGTCACCGGTGAACCGATTGACTCGGCGTCGGCTATGATCCATGTCCTCCGTGGGCTAACCCTGCCCCTGAAAGCCGAAGCAGCCGCAGAGCTCGTTGAAGACCATCCTGGCCGGCTCCTGCTCTTCGTTTGGTACAAGGACAGTGGTCGGTACCTGCAGACCTACCTGGAACGCCACCTCAAACGGGAAATCGGGCACATTGACGGGTCGACTAGCGAGAAGCAGCGAGAGGCGGCGATCCGTCACTATCGTAGTGACCCGAATGCGGTACTGGTCGCGACCATCGGATCACTGGCGGAAGGCGGGAATTTCCAGCAAGGCTACCAGGTAGCTTTCGTTGAGCAGCATTATTTGTCCACGAGCAACGAACAGGCACTGATGCGCGTCTTCCGCCGTGGACAGAAGCAACCGGTTCTCGTTTTCTGGCTGCACGTGAAAGGCTCCTTCGATATGCGGGTCAAGCGAGTGGCGGACAAGCGCGGATCGGACATCGAGTACGCGCTGGACGATTTCCTCGCGGAGGAAGAATGGTAACAACAGTACTGGGCAGTATCGGTATTGCATTCTCGCTGTGGGTGCTTTTCCTCGTACTGCGATCAGCTAATACGCGTTGCGCGTGGTGCTTTGCGCCACTTTACCGTATTCGCCGATATCAAGGCTACTGCCACGAATGCGGCGAACGGATTTGCGGTGAAGGCGGGCTTTACCTGCAGAACGGTAGCTCGCCGTATAAGTTCCACGCTCGTAGCAGCAACACTGAACGAGTGCGGTGATGTGTCTTCGCCAGTGGGCACTTCTCGAAAGCCGGTTGCACGAGCTGCACTGTCAGGAGTGCGAACCGCATATCAAGCATTACGATCCGACGTTCAATGCCGAATGGTACGCAATTCATCCCGAAAAGCCGGTAGTGCTTTACCGTTCCGATTTCCAGCGCTTCTTTCATCAATCGCCATACGATTTTCCCCTTCTCGCCACTGTTGACAGTGCGGGTAATCTGGATTAGACTGGAGCCATGACCGAACAGCTCACGTTCCCTCCCCGCTGGCAGCAGAGGCCGCCCGCCGGGACCGGATCGCCACTTACCGCACCGTTTGAGGTGTCGGTAACCGAACTGAACACGTTTCAGCGATGCCGTCGCAACTGGGACGAGACATCGCCATCACGGAAATCGCTGCACCTCAAGGGCGTCCCATCCGTCGCATTGAATGTCGGCTCGGCGATGCACTACGCCGTAGCCGCGCAAACGCTCGGGCAGGATCCGGAGCAAGCGATCCGCGAGTTCTATTCCGCCTCACGAGCCAAGATCGAGTTCGACTATCGCAATCAAGTCGGTACCGGACTTTCCGACGAAGAGCTCGACTCACTCGATGCGCAGCGAATGATGTGTCTGCAGCTCATCCGCGCGTACTACGCACGCTACGGACTGAAGAACCCCGTGCGACCGTATCGGTCCATCGCCTGCGAGGTCACGTTCCGCATTCCGCTCGATGAGTGGCTCGGCATCTATCTCATCGGGACGATCGACCAAGTGGTCGTTGACGAATCCGACTGCCCGATCCCGGTCGAAACGAAGACCTACAGCCGGAAGCCGAACAAGACGGACTGGCGTTTCGCACACCAGCCGTACGGATATGCGGCCGCGCTGCAGTACCTCACTGGGCAACGGGTCCCGTATTTCTTGTATAACGGAATCCGCAAGACCGGTCCCACGCAACCGAAAATCCTCAAGCGCGGCGGCGTATCGCAGCGCTGGATCGATACGACCTACGAGGTCTATCGCGATGCCGTACGCCTCGAGCACGGCGGGAAGATTCCGAACAGCTATCTCGATATTCTGAACCGCTTCAAGGCGCGCGACAATTCGCCGGAGAATGCGTTCACGACACGCTTCCGGATGCCGGTGTCGCAGCACGCGATTGAGCTGTGGCTAGACCAAGCCGCCGCGATCGCCCGCGAAATGGCGTTCTCGCCGATCATCTACCCGAACTTCCCGTGGAACGGATGTCGCTTCTGTCGCACGCAGGATCTGTGTCACGCGCTGCAAGCCGGTGACGACGCCCAGTACCAGTACCTCGTTAACGAGAACTACCGGATCGACACCACGCACACGCGGAAAGCGAAGCACATCGCGACCCGTAAGAACGTACGCAACGTGGAAGACCTCGCGGCATTTGCCCGCAACCAGGAACTGCTCCCGCCCGTTATCGAAGACTCGAACGCCGAAACACTGGAGGAGGACTAGCATGCGTCGCCTCGGACACCTACTCCGCAAATGGGCCGACCGCATCGATCGGGACCACGCCTTTCTCGCCACGCACTGGCACCTGACGTTCGAAACCGGTAAGGGTGCCGATATCCACGAGCAGTCGTACGGCTGTCGGCTGTGGTACTACGCTCCGGACTACGGAAAGGCGCACAGCGAAGCGAAAGCTCGCGATCCGGAACTCGATGAAGAAACAATGCGCCTCATCAGCGAGCAGGAGCAGAATCGCCGCCTAGCCGAAGCCAACGCACGGGACGCCTACTGGAAGCGGACGAATCCTCCTAGCGAAGGGAGGTAACGTGCCGCGGCTCACACCACGACGTAATGACGGTAAAGCGGTACTCGATCATCCCGGCGAAGTTAGCTGGTTCTCCGGTTACGGCCCGCTACCGATTATAGGTGATTGCGATCACACCGACTGTCTTCATCGCGGTACCGCTGATATCGCTTACGGTCCGGACTTCGATCACTACGAACTGGTCGAATGCTCAGACTGCGGGTGTCGCGCGTGGATACCGGATTCTGCACAAGTGAAAGATTTCGAGAATGCGCACTGGAGGAAGGTCCGATGACTAACATCTATTACGACACCGAGTTCCTCGAGGACGGGCGTACGATCGAGCTGATCTCGATCGGGATGATTCGCGAGGACGGTACCGAGTACTACGCGGTCAACGCGGATATGCCGGTAACACGGATCTGGCGGCACCCGTGGCTGCGCGAGAACGTCCTACCGTCGCTTCCCGTTATCGATACGCATTCGATCCATCTCGTGCGCCTGGACTACAATAGCATCGACGTGAAGCCGCGACAGGTTATCGCCAACGAGGTTCGCGAGTTCGTGCTGGGTGTACCGGATCCGCGACTTTGGGCGTGGTACGGAGCTTACGATCACGTCGCACTATGTCAGCTCTACGGACCGATGATCGTCCTTCCGCCAGGTTTCCCGATGCATACGAACGACCTGAAGCAAACGGTTGACGACCTCGGCGGTATCGCACTCCCTTCGATGCCGGGGATAACGGAGCACAATGCGTTGGACGATGCGCGTGAGCTTCGGTACCGGGCCCGGTGGCTCCGGGAACGCGAACTACGTATCCGCGCGGGTACCTACGAATTCAAGCCGTAGCGACCAGCTTGACAGACTTGTCAGTTTCTGCTAGACTGGGTGCTGTGGGAGAGCACCAGGAGGCAGCAGTGGAGCGTCAGGTAACGATGCAGCTAAAAGTCCGGCGCGCGATTGACGACGAGGGGCTGGGCTTTGACGGTGACGGACCCAAGCCGGAGCCGATCAACGAGATCACCGATTGGCTGATCGCGAAAGGTTACACCGTCGAGCAGTTCCAGCACGACAGCGGAGTTGCGAACCGGTCCGTACTATTTCACCTGTACGACCTGCTGTGCCGAGTGCTGTAGAAGGGGAACGAAATGTACACGTGGGGCACGATGACGATAAGCGGAATTTACGGATCACCCGTGGTCGCGGATACCCTCGAAGAGGCGATCAAGAAGGCGGAAGCTATCGGCGAAGTGGTCCTGGACGCCACCGATGTGAACGGCGAGCACACCCTGATCGTGGCCGAGTAGGAGGCAGCTAATGTCGCAGCGTTTTGTGATATTCAAGAACGGCGTAGAGGTCATCGAGGACGGTGCTCCGGTTGCACTCGATCGTTACGAGTCCGCTCAGATGTACGCCGGAATGGTCGATGGCGAAGTTGCGCAGCTCGTGTGGTCCCGCGAGGACGAGTCCTGATGCCGACGCCGACCGGACTGCCGAAAGTTGGCGAAGTGTGGGAGCGTACGTGGAGTCAACCTCCGGCATGGCATCCCGACACCGTTCGATTCGTCGTGCTGGAACGCGGAAGTGGCTCCTACTGGTCGCTACGCGTATACGTAGCCAACGCCAACCCGGGTAACGAACGACAGCTATGGGTCGACTCGTCCTACTGGTTCTCGCGTGGTCAGCTCAAATACCTCGAACCCGCCGGTCCGGAGACGAAGAAGAAGCTAGGACTCGCGTAGGCGAACCGCCACACCCGGAGGCGATAGCGTATCGAATTCCGAGTTGACAAGTGTCGATGCGGGATGCTATACTACAGGCATGGAGCCAGCAGAGGTATTGCGTCAGCACGGTCTGGAAAGCCACCACAACGCGAAGGGAGAGCTAGTCCTAGCAAAGCAGGAAGCCAGTGACCTAGCGGAGTACCTAGAGCTAATGTACCACGAGCTCTTTAAGCTAGGGCTGTGTCCGAACGGTTCACCGCTATTCCGCGAGGAGATCCGCCACACCCGGGGGCGTTAGCGTTTCGCGAGCTTGACAGTCACGGAGTTTTCTGCTATACTGGTGCTGTACGCCAGCGAAAAGTTACGACACAGCTAGGAGACCGCAATGCCGCGACAGGACGCCGAAGTGAAGTACTATCTCGAAAGCGATAGCGGACTATCCGACCAGGACAAGCTCGCAATCCCGTTCACCGTTCAGCGGCTGCAGGCGATCGAGCAGGCCCTCCGGGAGCAGGTCGTTACCGAGCGGTCGCAGGGCGACGAAGAAACCGCCTGGGCACTCGAGCGTGACGCCGACCTGATCGCGGAGAATCTCGAACGACACGGCTGGCTCTAGGTAATCCGCCACACCGCTGCGCCGGCCGCTACTCACCCGCTTGACAGGCTGGGCAGTCTCTGCTAGACTGGTGCTGTGGGCACAGGTGGAGCGACCAGGAGGGTCAGCAGCATGCAGGAGATCGTCGAATGCCCGTTCTGCGGAACGGAGTGCGTGATCGTTCAGGGTTACTGCAGCGAGTGCGACCACGAGATCACCGAGGAGGACGCAAAGTGAAGATGGCATACGTTTACGATGACGCCGACAACCTGCAGGAAGCGTTCCTCGTTACCCCGCAGCAGTTCGCCGACCTGGAGGCGGACCTGCCCGAGGGCTGGAGCGTTTCGGAGAAGGGTAAGTAGCGATGAAGCAGGCAGCCACACCCGGAGGCGCAGCTACTCCGCGGACTTGACAGTCGCGGGGATCTCTGCTAGACTGGGTGCTGTGGATGAAGCAGCGACCAGGAGGACCATGACTGAGACCAATTACGCCGTTGCTCCGGGCGAGTACCTGGAGGAGTGGATCGATGACCGCGACCTCTCTCGGCAGCACGTCGCCGACCTCCTGGGCTTCAGCCGCAAGCAGGTCAACGAGATCGTAAACGGGCGTGCGCCGATAACCGGCCACATCGCAATCCGGCTGAAGCGGGTTGTCGGCATTCCCGCCGACACCTGGTTGCGGTACGAAGCGTCCTACCGAGCCGACCTGGCCCGTATCGCCGAGTAGGAGGAGCAACTAATGCCGCAGCAGAACGAAGAGCACGTTCCCGACAGTGCAGTTCTCGCCGAAATCCTCGAGGACATGCAGGCGCACGAGGAGGAGGAGGAGGACGATGTCGAAATCTCCTTCGCCGATGCACTGCGTTCGTACCTCGGCAACCTGAGTGACGATGCGCATGACGCCGGAACGGATGTCGAGTACATTCTCGGACTCGCCGGTCGCGTCAACGCGATCAAGCGTATCCACACGCAGCTAGGGATGCCGACCGAAGACCCGCTCTACTTCCCGACCTTCGATGAGCTAATGGAGATGTGAGATGCCGATATTCACCTGGTCGCATCGGCCAGCCGCCGTTCCGGGCAGCGCACTGGAGGCGACGCTGTACATCGCCCGCGCGCAGTTCGCCGTTGAGCGCTTTATCGCCGGCGACCCGCACTTCACGTGGATCGCGGACTACGCCACCCGTATCTGCGACGATTGCAGTGAGATTCAGACCGCCGCCGACGGGAATCACGTGGTCTACCGCGATCTGCTGATCGTCGGGTGCGAAGGCTACCGCCACCTTCCGCCGCAGTTCCTCGGGCTGGACGGTAGCAACTGGGAGGACTGGACGAAGTCGTAGGTGACACCGAGGACGAAACGCCGAAAGGCGTCCACGGCTTAGGTGGCCGTGCCGACGAGTCCGTCACTTTCCGCGACAGGAGCAACACGCAATGAGTACTACGCCCACACCGAAGAGGCACCACCGCATCCGCAACACCGTGATTGGCGGTATCGTTATCGGCGGCTTCGCCATCGCGATGGCGAACACTGGCGGAAGCAGCCAGTCGCCGACCGCCAAGTCCTCCGTCGCGCCCGTTTCCGTGTGCAAGACGCCGAGTCCCGTGAGCCCGGGAACGGCGTGTGCGCAGCCGAAGAAGGCGTCCGCCACACCCGCGGCGGTTACCGTTCCGACCACTCCGCCTCCGGCCCCGGCGCCGAAGTCCGACACCGTAACGTACCAGGTGACCGGCACCGCTCCGGCCGATGTCACGTACGGACCGTCCGGCTCGAACTCGACCGGTTCCGTCCCGATGAGCACGACGGTGAACATCCCGGACAAGGCGCCGGCGTACTACGCGATCAGTGCGCAGCTGCAGGGCGACGGCGCCGTGAGCTGCGTGATCCGGGTCAACGGAAAGGCGGTCTCGGTCGGGCAGGCGTCCGGCGGCTACAACATCGCCACCTGCGAGATCACCCAGGGCCTGTTCGGCGGCTGGGAGGACGCGAACGCTGGCTGACTGCGCCCCGGCTCCGTAACTTAGACCAAGCAGCTTGACATCCGCGAAGAACTCTGCTAGACTGTAGCTGGATGGGGAGAGAGGAGGTACCCGATGTTTAGTCCATTCCCGCTGAGAACGTGGCCCTTGTGTCTCGTCCTGGTTATCGTGCTCGGATGGCCGTATTTCGTGTGGTCGGGAGGGGAAGCTGCACGAGCGACGGTCCTGTGGTGCCTCTTCCTCTCCCTGTCCGTTATCGCCATTCGCATTCTCGTAGTCAGGAGCAAGCGTCATGTCCGCCGTTAACCAGAAGGGAGTCGCACCGAGGTCCGTTATCGGGGCAGTCTTCCTGTCCATCGTCATACCGGGTGCCGGCGCAATGTACGGTGGCAGGTCCGGCGACGGGATCTTCCAGATGATCCTCTTCGTCCTCGGATTCGTCATCGCAGTCGCGATCACCCCGTATGTCGTACTGCTGTTCCCGATTCTGTACCTGTTCGCCTTGCTCTCGGCGGCGTCATCCGTCAAGCAGTGGAACGCTGCACACGGGATCGTGTCGTAAGTGGGTCTCCGTAACCTATTCCGTACCCGCTGGATCGGCGACAATCCGATCAGCTGGGAAGAATGCTGGCGCTGCAATGGGGCGGGGTACCTCACGCTGCGCCCCGGAGTAGGTTACGTCCCCGCCTTCCGAATCGACGGTAATACGACCGAGTGCAACATCTGCGGAGCGTACAAGTTCGTACCGGTTTCTCGCCGGGCCGAAGGAGAAGTGGAGATGCGTAATGGCTGACGATGACGGCGTTCGGACCCTGGTTGCTATCGGAATCTTCCGCAATCGGAAGCCGGAGGCACCGGAGCCGAGCGCCGCAAAGGTGTTCGATGTCGATCTTGAGCTGAGCATGATCGCGCCGGAATCCCGCGCAAAGGTTAAACGGCTGATCGCGCTCGATCCGGCACTGGCGGAAGGTCTCATCGAGGTTGTCCGCAGCGCGTACGACGAAGGCTCGGACGACGCCATCGACACCATCGCTACAGGTACTACACACGAAAGGTAGGGGGCGCAATGTCTCGTATCGTAATGGTCGAATTCGCGGACAAGAAGGAAGCCGACTCGTTCGTTCGGGGGATGCAGCCGAATGCCGAGACCGAGCTGAGTCTCGACACCGCAAAGGTCGTCGCCACCGTTGCGCGACCCGAGAAGTGGTGCACCTGCGCCTACGTCGAGACGGGGACCCGCCGTGGTCGCCGTTCGAAGAGTCGTTCGCGCGGTGACTTCGGCTGGACGCGCGGGGCGCACTACGGGTGGATGCTCTGCACGAAGTGTCACAAGCCGAGCAAGGCGATGGTCGAGCACTTCGTGACGACACTACTCGCTGGGGCGAACGACCTCACGCCGGAAATCCTCGGCGAAGGTGTCCCGATCTCGCCACACCAGCGGTGGCTACTGGAAGGCGGTACCGAGATCGGGTACGGCGAAGGCTTCCCGGTCGAGGACGGCAAGCGCACGATGGTCGGTTAGGAGGAGACCTTTGTCGACTCAATCGGTCGTTCGCGACGTACACTTCGTGGTCGCAAATCACGCTACCGCCTGCGGGGAAGCAGGCGGTGCACTGCGACAGACCTTCGAGGTCACGTGCTGGAACTGTCGATCGACCGACGCATTCCTCGACGAGCGGATGCGCCAGAACCTAAGGGAGGCGAGTGATCGTGGCGGTGACCGGTCCGCCGAAGCTAGATACGTGTAGCGTTTGCGCTTCAACGCAGCTCGAACCGCACTGTGCCTCACCGAAGTGCGATTGGCGTAAGTGCACCGCGTGTCGCAATCTACTCGGAATGTGGCACCTCTACCGTTCGAGGCTTAACAACGGATCGTTCCGCTACCACGTTCACGTCTCCGGAAAGGACGAACACTTTACGTAGAAGTGAGAGGACCGGCCGCCGCCAACGAACCGGTCCCCTCTACCGCCGAACCTCCGAACGGGAAACTCACTCTTTCCAGCGCCTCGTTCCACCTTCCAGGTTACCAGAGGTCAATAGTTTCGGCAAGTATCACACGAATGAGAGGAAAGGCGTGCCGACCGTTATTGAAGACGAGGCGTGGGAAGCCGTGTCGGATACCGAACGGAGTATCGAACGCAATACGACACCGAGTAACGGCGCACAGTTGTGCACTGCGAAAGGCCTCGTAGCAGTAGCGAAGGCGCTGCTTGCGATTAACGAAACGCTGAGGGGATAACGTGGACGACACTTCCGCGACGGCCAACGGGAAAGACCGCGAATCCATCGCGAGACGTCATGTCGCGAATCCGCCGAACAAGTACACGGAATTCGAACACTGCATCTACGACGGTGACGAGTGGCCCTGCGATGCCGCAATGCTCCTCCTCGCACTGGAGGAGAAGAAGCATCCGCCGGCGTACATAATCCAGGGCGTTAACGGTCACCTCGTACTGACCTCGGAAAGCGATTCCGCGCTCTCGTTCACGCTTGCGCTGGTCGATGAGAATTACCGTGCCTCCGTTCGCTTCATGGTTGTCGATGAGCAGCTCATTCGCGATAACATCGCCACCGTGGCCAGCGAAGTGCGTAGCGGGAATCCCGGGTTGACAACCCGGTAGTTGTCTGCTATACTGTCGGTATGACCGTAACCGCGACTACGGAGGTATAGACGCATGGCACAGGAACCCCGCGATCTCAGCCTCGAGGTTAAGCTAAAGGGTCTCGATGAGAAGATCGCCGAACTTCGCGAGGTGATCCGCGAGGCGAACGGAATGCTGAAGGATCTCGATCGCGAGAAGCGGAACGCGGCGAACCTGATCACCTCGCGACTGAGCGCGGACGCTCTCGAAAAGGCCATCGGCGAACTCATCGATGAAGGGCTCAAGAAGTACGATGACTCGCTAGCGAAAGCAATCGATATGTCCGAGAAGCGGATCTGGAATCGCTTCGACCTCATCGTGGCAATCGCTCTCGGCGAAGATGCGCAGTCCGTTCGCCAAGGGAAGCCGTCTATTGACGATCTGATCCGCCAGCACATCGCCTTCCACGGACCGCTACCGGTGAGACCCCCGCTACCGGACAAGTTCGATGAACGCGTTGCACACCGTTTGCTCGATCAGTTCGGACTGGAGATCCGCTCGGACGGAAAGGTCCCGGAAGGTACGATGCTGGTCATCGGGACTGGCCGAAACCCGGCCACCGGTATCGAAGAAGAAGTCGTAAACGTCGTCAAGCAAACCGACAGGAAGTAGCTAATGCGTACACTCATTCTGCGTCTCGAAGACGAGGACTACGAGACGATAACGCTGCTGCGGGAAGCGTTGAAGCGTGACGGGTCGCTAAGCGACCACAATCGCGAGGAACTGCTCGCCGCAATCGCAACCGCGGACATCGCGAATGCGCAACGGGATTATGTACTCGCGAAGTCACTGATTGTCGTGCAGGAACGTGCCGGTGCGGCCAAGCTGTTCATCGATGGCGAGCCGTTCCCGTACGCGACACTGGACGGGTTCTCGGTGCATCCGAAGCGAGGTAACGCACCCGGCGTTTCGTGTACGCTTTACGCGGATCGGGTCGAACTCATCTCGACGATGGACGAGGTCACGAAGGACGAAAAGGAGCGGCTGTTCGGTGGATAGCGTACTGGCGGTAATCCTCTACGCAACGTATCTCGCTACCGCACTCGTAATCATCACTGCTTTCGTTGTCGTAGGGCTGCCCAAACTGCGTAGACCGTCCGCGCAGCCTACCGAATTGCGGTACAGCATCTCGCGGACCCGTGCGCTCGAGTTCGACCTCTACGAGAAGTACTTCACCCGCCTGGACGGTACGATCGATTACCGCGGCTTCCTCGAACCCGGTTCGATAGCGCAAGTAGAAGCGTGCGAAAACGCGGTTAGCTATGTCGTAAAGAACCTAGGTCCGATGACGTCATTCGACGAGTTCATCCGTACGGCGGAGCGAATGATCACCGCGGCTTACGCCGTACCCAGTGTCGAGATTTTCGTACCGGAGGAACGCGAACCGATTCGCCGAATCGCACTGGACGGAAGCTACTTCTTCGGAGGGGACGATGATAACTGACGGAGCAGCAATCGCGGAGGAGGAGCGCAAACCGGTACTCTGCTCTCGGTGCACGAAACACGCCGGTAAACGGCTGCACTGGTGCATTAAGCTAGCTTTCCCGCCCGGACAATTGCCGGTGCGGTGCCAGTGCCCCTGCGAACAGTGGAGGAAGAAGTGACCGAATCGGCATACCTGCATCAGCACGATGACGACATTCTTAGCGAGCAAGCGAAGGCGCAGATCGGTGTCGTGGACGATTGGCTGGACCGGGATGTCGGTCCATCGTACAAGGTCGCTCCGTTGGCGCAGGACTGGGCGCGCGTTGCGAAAGTCTGCGAAGAGGCCGGCGAAGCGATCAAGAACCTCATCGGCGCAACGGGTCAGAACCCGCGGAAAGGGATCAGCTGCGAGATCGAGGACGTGTTCTCCGAACTCGCGGATGCGTGGTGTAGCGCAATGTTCGGGATTCAGCACTTCACGAAGGACACTGACGAGACGGAACGCATCCTCCGGGGTGCACTGGAGAAGGCCTACCGTCGCGCGGTTGGTGCCCCGGTACAGCGTCCGCGACCGTGAAACGGGAAGACGGAAGTAGCTACTGGTTCGGCTGGATGAGTCCGATCGGAATCATCTGGCTGTGGCACGCGTTGTTCGACGGTACGCAACTATGTCGCTGCCAGCACAGTGCGGAATATCGACAAGCTCGGCGATCGGTGACTTGACAGTTTACCGCAACCGGGTATATGCTGGAGGCTTATTAGAAGTGGAAAGGCCCGGGCCGCGACTCCCGAGCCTTTCCCAAGCCAGCACATATCGGACGGAGGTGCTGAGCAATCAGTCCATCCGGTCGCAGGAAAGGACCAACAAACCTACGTCATCGAAAGGACCAACTAATGTCCAGAATACCCGATCCACCCAATCCCTGTCAAGTCCGCACTTCTATTGCCCTGCGGTAGGGCAACGTGGTAGCCGCGACAGCATCCTCGCTACAAGAATGCATCGATAAGCTCGAGGACGTTACACAGGAGGGGTCGGAGTACCGAGCACTTTGTCCGAATCACGGCGGACACGCACTACTTGTCTTCATCGACAAACGGAACAAGAATAGTGGTCGCGTCGTATTCCAGTGCAAGGCAGGATGCGAATATAGCGAGCTTGTCGTAAAGCTTCGCGAGCTCGGGATTCAACCCTTCGGCGACAATCTCGAATTCGTATACACCGACGCTAACGGAAAGCCGCTGTTCATCAAGGTAAAGTACCGTCGCAAGTCCGACGGGCACAAGGCGCACTTCTACAAGTGCTTCGGGCGTAACGGCGTACCGATGAATCACAACAGCAAAACGAAGAATACGCGCGGACCGGACGGTAAGTGCAAGCGATGCGGAGAGAAGGATGTTCCGCCGACACTATACCGACTACCTGAGCTTATCGAAGGTATCCGCAACGGTGCGGAAGTGTGGTTCTGCGAAGGCGAGAAAGATGCCGATGCCGTATTCGAACGTCGCGGAAAGCGGAACATTGTCGTTACGTCAACGATGAACGGTGCGGATGACTGGAATGCGGAATACCGAGATCAGCTTGCCGGTGCCGCGTCAATCGTCATCGTTGCACATAACGACACGAAACTAGCTACCGGTACGAATCCAGGTTATCGTGGTGCGTGGAAGCGCTACGTATCGCTAAGCGAGTTCTCGAGCGTATCCGTAAAGCGAGCCGCCGAAGGTAACGATGCATTCGATCACTTCGCAAACGACCACGAACTCGATGACTTCGTATCCGTTTCGCCAGAGGAACTAGCGCAATACGCGAATCCCGATACACCTACCGCATCGCTAGCTGGCGAATTCGAATACACGCAACCGGAATACGCGGATCGCTTTGTCGCATTGTACGGTGATCGCTTTCGGTATATCACCGCGGAAGAGTGCTGGCTGTACTACGATGAAGGTCGATGGCGCGAAGATCAGTACGACACCGCATTCCACTTCGCCGAGACGCTATGTCGCGAGATCCTCAACGAAACGCCACGAATCGGCGATGACGGTAAGCGGAACCCGAACTATCAAGCTGCGAAAGATCGAACTAGTGTCGGCAATATCGGTGCGATCTGTCGGATTGCCCGCAATCGCCGCCCAGTTGTCACGACACGTGAGAAGTTCGATAGCGACCCGTTCCTGCTGAACCTCGCAAACGGAACGTACGACCTGCGTGCCCGTGAGCTTCGCGGATACGATCAGTCCGATATGATCACGAAGCTAATCCCGTATCGCTATGACCCGGAAGCGAACGGTCCGGACTTCGATGAGTACTTCGCGGAAGTGCAACCGGACGAGCACTGGCGGGAGCAGATACTTCGCGATCTCGGATATTCGATAACCGGGAAGTACGGTGAGTTCGTATTCGTGCATGTCGGTAGTGGCGGTAACGGAAAGACCACGCTACTGAAGCTCGTTTCGCGGATCTTCCACGATTACGCAACCGCCGCTTCGTGGAAGATCCTCTCGAACAAAGCGGAAGACACGCACGAGACGATTCTAGCCGAGCTCGAAGGTAAGCGATTCGGGATTGTTCAGATGGGCGGACGCGCCCTCTCGTCCGAGCAGCTACGAACGATTGTCGCGGAGCCCGATTTCAAGGCACGTCGAATGCGCAGCGACTCCCGCACGATTGAAGCTACGCACACGTTGCACGTGGCGCAGAACGATCCGCCTCCGATGAAGCAGCTTGACGCGAGTACACGTCGCCGAATCGTGGTCATCGAGTGGACCACCGTAATCGAAGATCAGGACGATACACTTCCCGATAAGCTTATCGCGTGCGGCGATTACGTATTGACGCGGATCATCGAGGCGTACTATCGCTTCAACCGGCACGAAATCGATAAGACCGCAACGGAAGCATACTTCGAGAAGAATCGCGTATACGCGTGGATCGCTGAGGCACTGGAGCCGGACGCTAATTCGTGGATCTCCACCGACGTGCTGTACGAAGCGTACAAGGAGTGGAGCGAAAGCTTCGGCGAGAAGGCGGAATCTTCTACGTCACTCGGTCGTACGCTAACGGCTCTCGGTTCGCTTCGTGACCGCAAATCGGAAGGCGGAAGGAAGCTGGTTATGCGCTCGGGTTTCCGATTCCGCTAGGATGATAGACCCTGGACACGGTTTTGGACACGGTTACTACATGCGTCCTTGCTGGGAGGACACGGTTTGACATGGTTTTCAGTCTTTCACCCTCAGGGGAAAAAGGCGAACTATATGTCTATTGAGCCTACAATATCGTACGTCGATATTGTTTTTCTCCCATACAGGACTATAGTCTAAAAAACCGTGCCAACCGTGTCCCGCGCCAGTATACGAGATGTAGAACCGTGTCCAAAACCGTGTCCTAACCATGTCCGAACCGTGTCCAGTTGACACTCCGGTAAGAAGGGTATATACTGTCGCTATGGAGAGCAAAAGTATCGCGGATGGCGAAAAGCTAATCGACCTGATGTTCGGTGAGTTCGATGAGGTAGCGATCGCTATCGTATCGCACGGAAGTGCGAATCCAAGCTGCAACGGCTTCGTGGTGCACGCACAGAGTGCTAGCGAAGCTAAGCATATCCTACGAAATGCGAATCGCTATCGTTACTGTCCACGATGCGGGCAGGACAATCACTTCCACGGAACCGTTAGCTTGCAGTGGAACTTCGAAGTACGCACCTCGAAATGACAATGGCGAACGGTGGTGCAAGGTGCCCGAATCGACCGCACAGTTCGTCAAGCTAGCCATTAACCGCCACACCCCCGTTGCTAGACCGAAGCAACGACGTTTTCGTAGCTTACCCGACCACCGAAAGCGTAATCGCGACCAGCTTGACAAACCGGAGCATCTCTGCTATACTACTGGATGAGAGGAGGTTGACGAGATGGCCCCAGTAAAACCGATTCAGATCAAAGATATCGACGAAACGTCCAAGCGGGTGCGCGCGGAACTGCGTACCTGCATCGATGCGCATATCCGGGGCGATAACGTGTCGGCTTACGCAGCTGCGGAACGCGCTCAGCACATTTGCTTCGAGCTCAAAGAGCTCTTCATGCAGCCGCTGAGTATCCGAGGAAGGAAACCGAGTCCGAGTGACGATGAAATGGCGCAAAGCCAGCTACAGCAACCCGAGCGGTAACTGCGCGGAGGTCTCGCAACCGGAACGGTTGGCAGAATGGCGCAAGCCATCACGCAGTAACAGCCAGGGTGCGTGCTTCGAGGTCGCGGAAGCGGACGGCATAATCGCACTCCGCGACAGCAAGGACCCGCACGGTCCGCAGTTCCACTTCTCCGCCAGTGCGTGGCGGGCCTACACCGAGAGGATAAAGGCGAGCTAAATGGCGTTCATCGTAACGTACCGCAAGCCAGCGACCGAGTCCGGCGTTCCCGGACCGATCATCGAGCAGATCGCCATTCCGGACGAGCCTCAGCTGACCCAGATCGTGGTGGTCGAGGAAGAGCTCACGTTCATCTTCGCGGACGGCGCGGAGAAGACCATCTACGACATACCCGATGAGTGGGTCACGGTGACGCAGAGCGGTGCGACAAGGGAGGCAACGAATGGACACTGAGCAGGCGGACTACTTCGAGATACCGCCGGAGGGCGATCTCGTTCCGCCAGTGGGCTCCCGGGTCTTCGCCAAGCGAGAAGGCGAACCCGATCGTGTCGGTCTCGTGGTCGCGTGGGGTCGCGACAAAGCGGCGCACGAGCGTTTCGTCCAGCTCAAGAAAACGGCCGGCGAGAGCGCGTACGAGGCCCTGGTCGACAGCGAAGGACCGATTGTCGAGTTCGATGACGGCAACGGCGGACTGACCACCGAGTTCTACCCCGGGCAGAGCGTTACCGCGCTCAACCCGTATCAGATCCGCGAGAACATCCCGACCCGCACCGCCGGTATCGATGAGGCGGAAGCGAATCGTCTCGTAGATGCGTTCCGCGAGGGGTTCCCGGACGTTCACCCGGAAAGCAAGATTCGCGGTACCGTTACCGGTCGCCTGAACCCGCGGGACCCGGATTCCTGAGGACCCAGGGTGAAATGGGCAGGCCAGGGTCCCAGTACTACATCGTATAAAGGTCCTGGCCTGCCCGACCTGCCCCGAAGGTATGCGACCATGTCAAATGACATGCCCCCACCATGATCACTTCCTCAGGAGACTTTCGGTATGGGACAAGCTAGAAAGGATAAGCCGAAAATTTCATCCCGCGAAAGTATCCTGATTGAGCAGCAGGAGGAGCTAGCCAGGCGAAATGCGTGGCGAGAGCCAGTACGTGGAACCGTTGTTCGGTGACAAAGAAGCAAATATAACCACTTCCTAACAGGACTTGACAGTGTGCCAGGTGGCGGGTAAACTTGCTCCTGTGGACGGCAACCAGAAGCGTCGGAAGCGCTTTGACATCGGGGCAACTGGCGCTCGCACTTCCCCCCCAGGCGAGTGGCCGCCTTCGGGTCCGGTTTCCGTTCATGCACTATCGGCTCGGGGAGCTACTACCTAGTACGCGATCGTCCGGCGGAACCTTCTTCGCCCCCGTGAGAGGGAACCCTGGACATCGTGAAAGGGTAGCTCCCCGAGCTGACTTTATGCCTGCCGCTAAGCACGAGGGACGGACCGCGACGTGGGACAAGACAGCTCGGGGAGCTACTATCTCGGCAACGTACACCTGCAGACTGCACTCGGTGGCGCCGGCGGTAGCTACGCCGGTTCGAATATCGAACACGTGTACCACAAAACGGGCAACGAGGTTCGCGTAACGGATCCGCAGCTCGGTAAGTTCGCCATCTCCGCCGCCGCATATCAAGCGGTGCGCAACGCCGTCCTCCGTGAGCTAAGCGATAAGCTACCGGCGCCTTTCGTTGGGCTGCTTAATGTAATGTCCGGCGAACAAGATCTCAACTTGACAGGCCGGGTAACTTCGGCTACACTGGAGGAAGATAAGCCAGTTGGCCGCGACGAGACGGAGGACGAGATGACACTGCGCAAACAGCCGATTACCCGCGAGGGAGCGGAGGCGCTGGCGCGGCGAGCCGCCGAGGAGCTGGCGTTCCTCGACCGGCTGGAGGACAAGTACGGCGCCGAGCCGCAGGACGGAGCGGTGATCCGGTTCACGAAGCAGTTCGCCTCACCGTCCTACGGTTACTCGGCACCGACATCACAGGTGGTCCGGTACACGTATGCCGGGATCCGCGCGAACGGGAAGTGGTACCTGACCGGCGCCAAAGGATCGCAGTCGTGGTCGTGGTTCGAGCTACTGAACTGGCTGGACGAGGGCGTTCCGGCGGAGCACTTTGTCGTCCTCTCCAGTGGCTTCGATCCGGATCCGGTCGACGTTACCGAGCGCATTCTCGAGCACCGCGTCGTTTACGATGAGCCGGGTAGCGTTCCCGGAGGCGACATCGATGCGGCCACGACCGAATTCCACGATGCGGAATACGACATCATCTCCCGTGCGCACCCGCGCTTCACGCCGAATCAGATCGAGGCGTTTATCGCGGACGAGCACAACTGCGCTAAGTGCATTAGCATGCGGGAGGACGTCAAGTGACATTCACGCCAACGAAGGAGCAGGACGAAGCCCTCGACACGATCTTCCAGTGGTACAACGAAGGCGGAATGACGCTGACGATGGGCGGGTACGCGGGAACCGGTAAGACAACGATTCTCGGCGTCCTCCCGGAGCACTTGTCCGGTATCCGAATGGTCTACGTGTCGTACACCGGTAAGGCGGTAAGCGTACTCCGCGGTAAGCTGCCGCGCGGAAGCGAATGCAGTACGATTCACCGGCTGCTCTATCATCCGCGTAAGGAACTGCTCTGCATCGAATCGGGTGAGCCGGTACCGTTTATCGGCGGTTACTGCTCCGAACACCACGACAATCCGCGAATTGAGCCGGACACGGAGTTGCCGGTTCCATGCGAAACCAAGTCGCACCTGAACTGGTCGCTGGTCCAGAATCCACTGGACGGGATCGACCTGGTCGTGGTCGATGAAGCGTCGATGGTAAGCGAGAAGCTATGGCAGGATCTGACGCGCTGGGACGTTCCAGTGCTGGCGGTCGGTGACCACGGACAGCTTCCGCCGATTCGGTCCGAGTTCAACCTGATGGCAAACCCGCACATCAAGCTCGAGAAGATTCTGCGGCAAGCCGCCGATTCGCCAATCATCCAGATGGCGACACAAGCGCGAACGGAAGGACGGATCAAGCCCGGCGATTACGGTCAAGGGTGCATGAAGATTCCGCAGCACCAGCTGTACCGCGTTCCGCTCAATCCGAACAACGGCGACCTCGCAATTGTCGGGTTCAACCGCACCCGCAACGAGCTCAACGAGTTCTACCGCCGAAAGAACGGGCGCAAGGGCGACCCCACGGTCGGTGACGTGGTCATCTGCCTGCGCAACAACTACGAGGCCGGCGTGTTCAACGGGATGCGCGGTACCGTGGTTGACTACGAGACGATGCCGTACGGCGACCGCGCTTTCGCGGAGATCGCACTGATGGATGAGGAGTTCGAATACACCGGCGAGATCTCCAGTGAGCAGTTCGGTAAGCCGAAGACGCTTTCCGATACCCCCCGGCGTTTCGGACTGTTCGATTTCGGCTATGCGATGACGTGCCACAAGGCGCAAGGCAGCCAGGCGAATCGGGTGCTGGTAGTCGAAGAGCGGATGCCCCGTGCCGACAATGAAATGCACGCGCGGTGGTTGTACACGGCAGCGACAAGAGCGGCGAAGGAGTTGGTCATCGTTGGCCGTTAGCCAGAAAGCGCTGGTCGAAGTGCTATCCGGCGATAAGCTAGGACCGATAATCGGCCAGTGCCGAGGACTAAGTTACGAGGAGATCGCCCGGTACATTCTCAACGGTCTCGAAGAGAAAGGCGTTGCGGAGGTCGTAGAAGCTGTACACGAAGCGATTTCGTATTGTCGTCAACGCGAACCGGAGCCGTACGATCCGCCTCGCGACGAATTCACGGAGGGGCTAAAGCTACTCGTACACCCGATAGCCGAGTACGCACTCATTCGTAACCCGAAGCTCGTTAGCAGCTACGTGCTAGCGGAAGTCGCGCCCGGACGAAAAGAGCTTTACGGGATTCCGGTCGAGCGGCTGCTCCCGTCACTTCCAGGAACGTGGAAGCTAGTGAACAAGTACGGAGCGACGCTAAAGCATGGCGCCGTTATCGAAATCATCGCCTGAAAGGAGTAGCGGATGGTCCGCCACCGTACGCTACGTGCAGTAACCGAAGAAGATCGGCTGTTCTTCGAATGGCTAGACACCGTGCCGATCGAGTGGCTCGAGTGTCGGCTGAAGAACCAGCACCGCTTGCCGGACCTGATCAGCGAAGACACCGCAGTGTCGAAGCCCAAGTATCTTAAGGGGCGGGTGCTGATCGAATCCGACTGTGAGCGTTGCGGTACCCATGTCTCGCAGATTTCCAACCGGGAAGGTTATCTCGAGAGTGCCGGTCGACCGAACTACATTTACCCCGAAGAATACGCGCTTCCGCCGGGCGCCGGACACATCACTCGCGATCGCCGGGCCATTATCCGTCTCTACATCCTCGATCGAAAGGCAGCCGCAGCTAGATGACCGAGGAAAACGAGATCCGCATCTATCCGGTCTACATTGACGGGCCGCTGAAAGGAAAGGAGCATGCGATACGGGACCCGCGAATCTCGCTAGTACTACCTCTGCCTACTAACACGGTTAACGGTGATACCGCAAGCGATGATCCCCTAAGCATCGACACAGAACGCGTAGTTTATCACTTCTACCCGTGTAGGCTGTTCCGCCGTGTCATTATTCTCGGATCGCTGCATTCCAGTGACGCTGAACTCGATCTCGATAACGTATTCGATCAGGTGATCTCTGCGTATGCCAAGCGTTCCGTGATATTATACCCGCTAATGAGGGACGGAATGCCACGAATCGAAGACATCATTGGTGCGACATATCGCCAATTGGATCACTGGTGCCGGACCGGCTACCTGAAGCCAGTTGGCGGAACGAATGGCGTACAGCGCCGGTTCCCGCCCGAGGAGCTGAAAGTCGCGAAAACGATGGCGCGCTTGGTCGATCTCGGATTCAATCCGGGGGCGGCTGCTAGTTACGCACGCCGGATGGTTCGTGACGGTGATGTCGGGAAGGTCGAATTCACCGAGGAGGGTCGGCTAAAACTCGCCGGCATTTTCTCGGAACGCTACAAGGAACGTGCGCAAAGCCGAATAGCAAGCTTGACAGATAGGTAAGTTTCGGCTATACTGGAAGCACCAGCCCGGACCCCGCTGGAGAGCAGGAGCGTAGTGCGTTGGAGCCCGTGTCACTCGACAGCCAGCGTAAGGTACAACGGATTCTAGCCGAGGAGGGACAGACACTCCGCGACCTGCACGAGCGGATTAACGGTGAGCTCGGAATCGGTAAGAAGGATGCGGATCCCGAGCTTATCGCACTACTTGACGAGTTCGACCCGCCAACCGAAGGGGAAGCAGTTGGCACTTGAGGTGTATGATATCGAGGTATTTCCGACCAAGGACGGGCGGGACAGCGAGCGGGGCATTTTCGACATCGAGATACGACACAACGAGCAGCAAGGCACCACGTTTCGGCTTACCCCGTCAGCGATGCGTCTCGCCATTCAGCGGATGCAGGTGGCACTGGCGGAGCACGAGGACTACGCAAAGCGCGAAATCGACACTGAGGAGCAACCCTTCTAATGGACCTGGAGCAAGTAAAGCGGATTCGCACAATGGCGACCTGGTTGCGCCGGTCATCCCGGACCGCGGAGCAATACCCGAAGCGCGACCAGCTCTCCGGAACCGAGATCTTCGATGCGAAGCAGTTCGCTTCCGGGGTGTACCCGTGGCCTTCGAGATGGACGATTCGGCTCACCCGCCTCGCAAAGGAGGGATAGCCCGTGTCGGCGCAAATCGTCAGCGCACTTTACGACCGCGCGCGGATCCTGGATGCCGAGGCGAAGGACCTCGCGGACCAGGGGCTTACCGAGGACCTCCACGTACCCGGGCGTACAGTCGACAACCTCCGCTTTCTCGCCGAGGAGTTCCGCAAACTGGGTCGCAACGCAGAGGCGCCCTGATGCCGGAGGACATTCGCAACTCGGCATTCCCGAGCACGATGTACGGACGCGCGATCGTGCTGCTCACTCGTGACGGCTATAAGCCGGAGCAGATTTCCGCGTTTCTGCGGATCGCTCTCGATGACGTGAAGGTCATCCTCGCGGTGAACAAGATCGAGCGATCGCGGGTGGATAGCTACGAGCCGAGAGCGGTCCGTCCAGTGGTCGGCACGATCTGGGTCTGGGAGCACGAGTCGGCGCCTGAGCTGATCAAAGTCACCGCCGTCCGCTGGAACGGCGAAGAGTGGTTTGTCGGAACGAAGAAGCTCGGTGGCGTCGCAATTCCGTCGTGGCGTCCTTGGCTGGCCGATACTACCGAAAGCTGGAACGACTTGTCGCGCTTCTGGGAGGCGTGCCACTACGTAGCAAAGACCGCCGGACCGCCTAGCACCAAAGGCATCCTGCGCACCGGACCGCCACTACCCGGGGAGCTCGCAAATGGCTGACATGGAGCCGCAGATCCGGCGCACTAAGGACGGGTTCGAGTTCATCGTTCCTCCGCCAGTGTCGGTACCGGACGATATTACGCCGGAGCAGGTGCAGGCGTACATTCGCAACCGTTACGGACGCCTCGATACGATGATCGCCGAGGAGGGCTTCCGCGCGGCGTACCACCGCGATGACGTATGGCGCATCTGCCTCGAGGCTGAGCTAGCCGAGATGTTCCGCGAGTTCCGATGAGTGATCTCGAGAGGGCGATCGAGCTGCTAAAGGCGGGCGTAATCGCCTACTCGTCACACGACACGGACCAGATGCACGACTGGTCGATGAAGGCACAGGAATTCGTCCGGGAGACGCAAGGTCGTCCCGCTTGACCTCCAGGTAGTTATCGGCTATACTGGAATGAATGTCACCGGGTCCCCGAAAGCCGGATGCAGTGAAGTTAGTACGGGACCCGGTGGCTTGCTAAGGAGAAGCAACGAATGGGCTGGCGAAGTGATGTACCGGGAGCAAGCGAGGCTCGGCGGATCACCCGCGAGAAGAAAGCCGTAAGCGAAAACCGAAGACGAAGCACGCATTCCGACAATTCGTTCCCGCATTTCAGTACCCGCAGCGGACAGTGCATGTGCCTCTCGACATGCTGTCACGGGGTTAGCGGATGTCACTGCAAGAGCTGTCCGTGTCTAGGGAAGGGACACTAAAATGCCGCCAGTAGCTCCTCGAAGGGTGCGCCCAGCGCGCCGTGAAGCCGACCCGCCGCCAACGAATGGCGATGGCGAAACACCGACTCCGCCAGTGCGGGAAGACCCGTGGTCGCCCGCCAGTTCGATGCGCGATATGCAGGGGCTGCTCCTCCTGCTATTCGGCTTTCCGGGCTGCGGTAAGACGACACTGGGCACGACCGTTACCCGTTCCGAACTCGGATCGCCACTTCTCGTCGTAAACTTCGATGAGGAAGTGCGGTCGATCGCGGATCGCGACGACATCATGGTCTGGCCCGGCGTAAAGCAGGGCGGGAAAGTCGGTAGCTGGGATAAGGCGAACGCGTTTCTCACCCGGCTGCAGGGTCGCGAGCATCCGTTCAAGAGCATTATGTTCGACACGCTGAACCGCGCGGCGGAGCTCGCACTGCGTAAAGTTCGCGAAAGCGGTAACCCGAATCGTGACGGTCGGCAGATCTTCGGTGAAGCCAACGACATGGTGCTTCAGCTGGTCGAAACGTGGGCGACACTATCCCGTGAGCGCGGGATCAACGTCATCTTCACGTGTCACGCGAGGGAGGTGCAGGAAGGCGAGAACGGACCGGTATACATCCGGCCCGATGTCACTCCCGGAATCGTTCGCGGGCTGTACCAGAAGGTGTCGACTATCGGCTACCTGGAGGACGCGAGGACCAATCGTCCGCGCAAGCTGATTACGCACAATACGGCGCGCGTGGTGGCGAAGAACCATCAGCCACGAAGCGGACCGCAGGTGCCGACCGATATCAGCGACCCCGATCTCGGCAAGATTATCGATCACGTACGCCACGTTAAGCGGTATGCGGCGGCGGACGCATGACCGAGCCGGCTAAAGGGCGTCGTTGGTACCGACATCCGCGTCAGCAAGCAGCGGTAAAGCCGCCGGTTATCTTTCCGGACGTGATGTTCTACGGCCCGTATCTCGACTGCCACGATACGTGGATCGGCATGTACTGGAAGCACGACGTGCAGGGCTGGGATGGTGGCTGGTGGGAGGGCTGGCGATTCTACCTAGTGCTCCTTCCCACGACGGTATTGCGGATGGACGTGGATCGGTCCGGACGGGATACGCTAGCCTTCCGCCGGTGGAAACGGGAGACCGGACAGAATCCGCGTCCTAACTATCGGCGATGGAAGGCGTACGCATGATCATCCTCGATTGGCGCAAGAACGAAAAGCCGTGCGCCCATCCGTTCGAATCGCAGCGGCTTATCGCGATTCATCACTGGTTCCCGGAGGACGAAGACCTCGATCGTATTCCGAAGACATTCGTCCTCCGCCAGTGTGACAAGTGTCTCGAGCCGAACGTGCTCACGCTATTCGGTACGTGGGATCTGGCGCAGCTGGATTCGCTGTCCCGTAAGGTATCTACCCGACTATAAGGAGAATCGATGCCTGTTTCGACTTCCGCTCCCGAAGCTAAGCTCGGCTGGCTAAAGCCGGCGGACGTGATCGTATGTCGCACTGGCGGAATCGAAGCCGAGTTCATTCGCTTCGGTGCCGAACTCATCGACAAGCCGAACCTCGACAATCACGTCGTGGTGGTCGATCACATCGATGCGGCCGGTACCGTGTGGGGTATCGAAGGTCGCCCCGGCGGCGTCGGATGGGTCGACTGTGCGAAGTACTTCGGTAACGGATACGCGCTCACGAATCGGCGCCAACCGAAGTCCGATGAACAGCGAGCTCACGTTACCGGAACGATGAAGAAGCTAGTCGGTACCGGTTACGACTGGCGCGCAATTATCGAGGATTGCGGTGACGACCTGCACATTCCCGATCCGTGGCGGGAGAAGTGGAACGGACTCGTACCGGGTCACGTGGTGTGCAGCTCCGGAGCCATCATCGGTTACTACGGTTCCGGCTTGCTTTATCCGACTGATATCGACATGGCGCATATCCAGCCCGCCGACTGGACCGCGTTCATTCTGCAGCACAGCTACGAATAGGAAGTAACGATGGAAACCGCTCTCGCCGCCATATCCGCACTCTTCGTCCTGCTTACCGCGCTCTGCCTGTGGCTCATCCGCCAAGTGTGGCTACTGCGGTACCGTACGCCCGGTAAGCACGCTGTCGCTGTCGAGGTTAAGCCGGCACCGACCAACGATGAGCCGGACGTCAAGGACGCGCTGATCGCTAAGCTCGAAGCGGACCTTCGTGACGCACGTAACGAAAGCCTCGCAATGGTTGGCGATCTAAGGCGACAGCTGGCCGAAGCGGACGCCAATGCGACGTTGCGGATTCAGCGTTCCGAAGCACTGGCGGAACGCCAGGCGGGTGAGCGGATTGCCGCGATTAGACAAGAATACACGGAGAGGCGACGAGCGGAGAATAAAGCGTCTAACGCTCGCTCACGTACCGCACTGGTTGCGAAAATCGGCGAGCACCTTGCACCGCTTTTCGAAGGCTTCAAGTATAACTTGAAAGATGTAAGACACGTAGGCGAGATATTCGATTTCCTTGTCTTTGATGGACTCGAGGAAGGCGAAATTCGTCAGGTGGTCTTTCTCGAGGTAAAGACAAAGCGAAGTGGCGCACGAGTTACGAACCCGCGTGAGAAGATGCTACGGGATGCCGTTGAAAATGGTCGTGTGTCCTACGATATCTACGTACCGCCGGTTAATGGAAGCTTAGTTATGCGAACATGTAGCGTAGTACTTCCGGGCGGAGCGGACTGCCCCAAAAAGCATTACGCGCTAGGTTTCTGTCGTCCGCACTACTACCGAAAAAGGCGGTACGGAGATCCGGGCTTTATTCCGGATATCACGCAGGACGGTAATCCGAACTGGAGCGAAGTACCGGGATACCGCGCAAAGCACGGACGTGTGCGCAGAGCTTACGGAAAGGCTAGCGAATACGAATGCGAAAACTGCGAAAAGCAAGCTAGCGACTGGGCGATGCTGCATGATACGAACGGAGAAGATATCGATGACTTTATCCCGCTGTGTCGAAGCTGTCACTGCCTCTACGACGATATCGGAAGACACTGGCGCGTAAAGTCGCCACCGCATTGCTCAACGTGTACTTGCAGCATAAACGGAGGAACTAATGGCCGACCCCGCCGGCGAAGCGTTCGCCCGGACGGTGACTCCACCGCAGATTGACATTCCCAGTGTCCGGCCAGACGAAAACCTATCGCCGCGGGAGCTTCTCGAAAGGGCGGTCTTCGAATCGCTCGGTCGCGCCTCGGTGTGCTGGGAGGACTTCCCGTCCGGGGTGTTCCTCGCGGAGCAGGCGAAGGCGGTTGGCGAAAACTTGCTCGAATGCATTGACGCGTTCGTGCAGCACAAACTTCAGGGTAGCGGTTGACAGTTTGCGACTGGCTATGCTATACTGGAGGTTCAATTAGAGGCCGATCGCGCCTCAAAGCGATCACGTAGAAAGGACAGGCAGATGCCCGTTCAGGTAGACCTCACCGGCGTTTCCGTTGAAGGCCCCACTCCGCTGGAGCCGGACACGTATGACGCAGTTATCACGAAGGCGGACATTCATCCGTCCAAGTCCTCGCAGAACGACACGCTGTACCTCGAGATAGCGGTCGGTGAGGAAGGGCGCAATCTCCGCTGGAACTGCTCCGTGGCGGGGGACTCGCTGTGGCGCTTCAAGAAGCTGCTGGTGCGACTCGGATTCGAAATCCCGGAAGGGCCCTTCGAGTTCGACGAGAAGGAACTGATCGGCGCCGAATGCCAGGTCAAGGTCAGCCTCGAGCCGCACTACCAGGACCCGTCCCGCAAGACGAACAAGATCACCGCCGTTCTCGGCCCGGACGGCGAAGAAGGTGAGGGTTCCTGGGGCTAGCTTAGCTTCCCGCCGAAAGGCGGGGAGGCTGGGGGCGGGCCGGCACCTCCTCTCACAAGTTGCGAGTCGGTCCGCCTCCTTCCTAATGGCGTAAAGGAGTACCGTTGCTGTATGTCGGAATAGACCCGGGGTCGATTTACACTGGGATCGCCGTATACAACGGTACCGAATTCACGCTATGGTGCGAGACAAGTGATCCAACGGCTATCTTCGATTTTATCGATGATCTCCGCGCAGTTGAACCGATACACGTAGTGCTCGAAATAATGACGGGTGGCGGCGTCCGCGACAAGCACATTGTCCGCACCATCGAAGTCGTTGGCTACGTGTATCACGGGTGCCGGGAACGCGATGTCCCGATAACCCGAGTCCCGCAGCAGTTGCGGCTATCCGCGGTGTCGCAATTGCCGGACGCGATAAAGGGAAAGGACGAACGGTCAGCAGCGGCACACGCAATGGCGTTTGCCGAACGGACGGAGAGAAAGAATGCTCGAGCAAGCCAGCATCGAGGTGCGCCACCACTTCGAGGCCGCACACCGGCTGTTCCTGACGTCGGGAAAGTGCGAAAATATCCACGGACACAGCTGGAAAGTCGCACTAGAGTTGACCGGTCTGGTCGACTCCGCCAACGGAATGGTCGGCGCACTTGACTTCAGCGACGTAAAGGGTTCGTTCCGTACGTATCTCGATAACGAGTTCGACCACCGATTGCTACTGCACCGCGAAGACCCATTCGCCGGTCCACTGATCCACAGCTTCGAACACGATCTGGTCTCCGCAAAGCCGGACACGGGAAAGCTCGATTCACTCCCCGGTGTCTCGTGCTTCGATTACGACCCGACCACCGAGAACGTCGCACGGACGATCGGCGTCTGGGCCAGTGACGAGTTCGGGATGAATGCCGCACTTAGCGCGGTCCGCGTAACGGTTCACGAGACGGACGTAAATTCCGCGACGTGGATGACGGCACTTACAGGAGAAATGTAGATGACAACTGAGGCTCCGGCCCGAGATTGGCTGCTGGTATCCGAGCAGTTCCTCTCGCACCAGGGCGAAGGGCCGTCAACCGGGCGGCTCGCGAAATTCCTTCGCCTCGGCGGATGCAACCAAGCGTGCCACTGGTGCGATACGCCATACTCGTGGGTCTATGACGATCGACACGTCGCACTTCACGATAGCGGGAAGAAGTACAATCCCGCGGAGGAGCTCAAGCGGCATCAGATCGGCGAGATCACGGAATGGCTAGCCACGCCGCCATTCGCACCGCTATGCGTGATCACTGGCGGTGAGCCGATGCTCCAGCGCGATCAGCTCGAACGAATGATCAGCGCCGCGAACGAGGAGCTCAACTACCGCTTCGAAATCGAAACCGCGGGAACGATTCATCCCGGTCCGTTGCTGCTGTTCCAGAACGTTGACTACAACGTGTCCCCGAAGCTGGCGTCCAGTGGCAATCCGTATAAGCTACGGTATCAGCCCGAGGTGCTCCGCGCGTTCGCCGAATCGTGGGCCACGTTCAAGTTCGTGGTCGATACCCGCAAAGGGATGACCGCGGAAGTGCGTGACGATATCTCGGAGATCCGGCGAATCATCCGCGACTGCGAAATCCCGCCGCGTAACGTCTGGCTAATGCCGTGCGGAACGATATCGCGGGAAGTGGTCGACGGGATGCGCGTCCTTGCCCCAGTGGCTGCCGAGTCCGGGTGGAACGTGAGCACGCGACTGCACATTCTTGCCTACGAGAACCAGCGGGGGATCTGATGCTCGATAAGAACGTCGCCGAAATGGAATCGGCTGTCGGCTGGCTTCTCGATCAGCTCGGTTACGACCGAACGACCCAGCACTTCACCCGCACGCCGCAACGCGTAGCGAGAATGCTTTCCGAGTACGCGAAGAACGGTAGCGCGGATCGGGTGCGTGAGCTGCTCGGCGTTACGTTCATCGAACCCGGTGCGGTCTCGTCACTGGTCCTCGAAGGTCCGGTGGACTACGTCTCGATGTGCGCGCACCACATGCTCCCCGTAACCGGTACCGCCTGGATCGGTTATCTCCCCGCAAAGGCGGTATGCGGACTCTCGAAACTGGCGCGCGTGGTCGATCACTATGCGCATCAGCTAGGCGTACAGGAAGTGATCACGCAGCAGATAGCGGATGCACTGGTGGAACACCTCGAACCGATGGGCGCAATGGTCGTGGTCCGGGCACAGCACGGCTGCATGTCCACCCGTGGCGTAAGGCAGCCGCAAGCGTTTACGACCACTTCGGCGGTCCGCGGCGCGTTTAAGGAAAGTGCGGCCGCCCGCAACGAGTTCCTCCAGCTGATGCAAACGAAGGGCTAAGGTAGCGTGAAGCTTGCGCACATCGTGCCAATCACGATGCTTACTGCGGTCCCGCGAACCGCGTCGGCGCACCTAACGATTACGAATCTCGTGCTTAGCTGTCCGCGCTATCAGCGATTCTATCGTAAGCGAGCGCACGCGGGTGACCTAGTCATTCTCGACAATCCCGTCCACGAGAATCAGCCAATCGATATCGGTAGCTGGCTCGAGGCAATCTCGATGCTCGAACCGACGGTGGCGATTGTCCCGGACGTAATTGACGATATCCCGATGACGGTAAACCTCGCGCGGCACGCGGCGGGAATCGTATCCTCGCGGAAAGCAATCCTCCCGCAACCGGAGCTAATGGCGGTTCCGCATGGTCACACGCATGAAGAGTTCTACCAGTGCGCCGCTGAGCTGATCAAGATTCCCGGGATAACGTGGCTCGGGATTACCCTGGAACGGCGATTGAACGATGATCAACTCGCGCTAAAGCGTAGGCGTGAACGGCTGCGGATGCTCTCGTACGACCCGCTATTCTCGGGTACGAAGATCCACCTTCTCGGCGTTTCCGAGACCGCGGAGGAGCTCGGTGACGATTCCGTATGGGAACGCGCGGTCAGCTGCGACACTTCGAAGTTCGCCGTATGGGCGCTTACCCGCAATCCGGTTGCGCCACCGGTTCCGCTTAGCACACCGTATCCCGGTCGCGAGATATTCGGCGGGAGCTACAATTACTACTGGGCGCACGGTTTGTCGTGGCCGGACCGGCGAAAGTTCACGCAGAATCTCGCCGAATGGTCGCGCTATGCCCAGCGATACGACAGGAGCACGAACGAGTAATGTCTGGAATCTTTGCGGCGATGGTGCATAGCCAGAGCGTGCCCTCGGCGCCACTTGAGCGGCTGGTCAAGGGTTCGCAGAAGCGCGGTAACGATGGCGTTAGTGTCGTAACGCTTAATCGGTCGTTTAGCCGCGTTTCGCGGAATCGCACATGGTACGACGTTAACGCGAAAACGGGCCGCGGAGTATTCCCGCCGGGCGTGTATGGCGTTCTCGGGTGTGCGTATTCCCGTCCCGCCGCGGGTGACCACGTTGCGCCGCCGTTCATCAATCGCGCTAGCTCGTGGTGCGTAACGGTCGATGGGGCAATTACGAACTGGTACGGACAGCAGCTTGCCGAACGGCTCCTCGTTGACGAGTACGAGGACTGGACCGAATTCGTCGAGGACCTCGAAGGTCAGTTCGCGATTGTCGCGATGCATCGTGACGACCCACGTACGCTGTATTACGGCTGCAAGGCTAAGCCGCTCTACATGCTTTACGACCCGATCATGCACGCCGTTTACATCGCACAGCAGCCGGAGTACTTCTACGGGATGTACGATGAGTCGCGGACTCCCCGTCCAGTGCGGCTGGGCCCGTATTCCTGCGGCGAAATCGCAGCCGATGGAAAGGTCCGTCCGGCGCATCCGTTGCGACACCGTTACGGCTCCGGTTCGCTGATGCTTTGCGGTGGCGGTCTCGACAGCACCGTAGCCGCGTGGGATAATGCGCAAACGTATGCCGATGACACGCTGCTAATGTACGTCGATTACGGAGCGCGGGCGCGCGTGAAGGAGTGGCACGCGACGCAGTCACTGGCGGCCGCAATGGCCAGCCCGCACAGCGGATTGGTCGGCTCCACTGAAGCGGTAAAGGTGCCCTTCGATTTCTTTCGTAAGCATGTCGCCTCGCCACTGTTTCCGGGTGGCAAACCGGTATCTGAGCACCCTCAGCCCGGACAGGCTACGGAGTGGGTACCGGCACGGAATACCGTACTAATGGCACTGGCGGTGTCGTTTGCTGAATCTAACGGTCTGGCGCGGATCGTGACCGGGATCAATATGGAAGCGGCTGCCGCGTATCCGGATAACGAAGAAGAATGGCACCGTCGCTGGGAGCAGCTGCTACCGTATGCGGTAGGCGATGGCGCACAGATCGACCTGGAATCACCGCTTCGCGGTATGTCGAAAGCGGACATCGTAAGGCTCGGTGAGACGCTAAAGGTACCGTGGGGCACGGTCGATAGCTGGTCCTGCTATAACGGCGGGAAGAATCACTGTGGCCAGTGCTCCAGCTGCCGAGCTCGTCGTGGCGCATTCGTCCGCGCGCAGATTCCGGACGTTACGCGATACACCAGGGAGCCGAAATGACCGAACCGCCGCCGATGAGCCAAGAGTCCGCTCAGCGAGTACAGGAGGTAATGAAAGAGGTCATTCAAACGAACGACGCAATGCCCGGGAAGTACGTTATCTTCGTTACCGCGGATGTCGTACCGGACGACCCGCAGGCGATTGTCGAATGGGAATGGTACTGGCGTCCGATAAATCGACATGCAGGCGGCGGTTAATGCAAGCGGAACTGGTCCCGGTAATCGTACGCGTTCAATTCACGTGCGGGAATCACCTGACGCCACTCAAGCCGAATCTTATGCGACTTGAGTACCGATGTCCAATGCGCGGTTGCGACACACTGCTACGAAAGGAAGAACTGCACCGCTGGAACTTGCACTTTACGAACGCCTTTCCCGAGGTAATCGTCACTGGACGGAAGGAGACGTTATGCCGCTCGGAATCTGCCAGCCGTGTCAGGACGGAGCGACCGAGATGCTACTGGGCAATACCGAATTCGCTACCCGCCTGCACGAGCAGTGCCCCGGCGGTACGTGGTGTCTATGCCACCATAGCGTAAGTGGCTCCGCGATGTCGGAGCAGGATCAGCTACGACGCAACTTGACAATCCGGGATACCCCGGCTATACTTGAGGAACCATGACCACGGAGCGCATTTACATCTCGCACCACACGGAGAAGCTGCTCATTCCGTTCAAGCAGCAGCTCGAAGCACTCGGCTACGAAGTGACCAGCAACTTCGACAGCGAAGATCTGGTCGAGCACGTTAGCGACATTCGCGAAAGCGATGTCTTCGTGCTGTTCTTGGTCGGGCACGGTGCCCAGCTCAATCGTACCGTCGAATTCGGTATCGCAATCGGTCTCGAGAAGGTGCTCGTGTGCATCGGTGACGCCTACGAGAAGGACTACCCCGGACGGTCGTTCGTGAATCACTACCGCACCACCGAGCAGTTCCTCGCGGCATGGCGTACCGGTGAGCCGGAGTCGGGACTGGTCAGTGCGTAAACGCGCTACCGCAGCATCCTGCGCGGACTGCCCCGAGGAGGGACCTGTCTGCGTTGGCGGATTCGGACCGGAGAAAGCGCGGCTGGTCATTGTCGGTGAGGCACCGGGTCACGACGAGTGCCTCACCGGCCGTCCGTTCATCGGGAAAAGCGGTCAGCTGCTTAACGCCACGCTGCAGAGCTACGGGATTAAGCGAACCGAGTGCTTCGCCACTAACTCCGTAATGTGCGCCGTTAAGCCGGGAACGCGGCACCATAACGCCTGCTGGTCGCGGTTGAAGTCCGAGATCCTTTCGCGCGAGCCCGAGATCGTGTTGACACTGGGCAAGGCCGCCTTTTCGGCGGTATGTCGCACTCGCACGCCACTATCGAAGACCGATGGAACGTTGTGGTGGCAACCGGATTTCGGCGTGTACGTAATGCCGACGTGGCATCCCGCTGCCGTACTTCGCGGTGGCGCCGATGACAAGTTCTTCCCGATGATCTCGAATGCGATATGGCGCATTTCCCGGCTACTGGACGGACGGGATAAGTTCCCCGATCCGAATGGTCAGCCGGGATACAAGTGGACGTTCTTCCGCACCGCCGAAGGAACGATTCGGTGTGCGAAGTACTACCTGCGGAAAGCCGATTCCTCGCCAGTGCCATACGTGATCTCGGTCGACACCGAATCGCGGTCCCCGGGTAAGCGTCCGCATCCGGAGCAGGACCTATGGCTCATGCTGCAGTTCTACGATGGCGATCGTGCCGCGGCAATCGACATGATCACGAATCAGACGCCAGAATCGTTGCGCTGGCTAATGAAGCTAATCCGGCATCCGAATGTCGAATGGGTCGGACATAACATTGCGACATACGACACCCGGGTGTTCCGGCATAACCTCGGGAAAGGCGTGCGGGATAGTAGTATCCGCGACACGCTGATCTACGGACTCGGATTGAGTGAGCGCGCCAACGCGGTTGGCTTGGAGCCACTGGCCCGAACGTGGCTAGGTGCCCCCGCGTACAAGCGCGGTCTCGCTGAATCGGGCTATCGGCACGCGAAGGGTCCGCAGAACGAGCTGCAGTGGAAGCAGCTGGCGAAGTATGGCGTGGACGATGTCTATAACACGTACGAGCTCAACCGTATTCTGCCTACGCTGGTCCGCGATGAGGGTACCGAAGATCTCGTCAACAATATCATCTTGCCGCTAGCACTTACGTGCGGTAAGCTAAGCGGACGCGGGTTCCCGATTGACCTCGAGCAAGGAAAGCGACTCGAGGAGCTTTGGGGCGGACGCGTTGACGATACGGTTCATCGGCTACAGGAGCTAGCGATAAGCTCCGGGTGGCCAAAGGATCCGAATAACGCTAAGGCGAAAGACGGTCGACTCAACCCGCGAAGCCATTTGCAACTGGCGCATTTCGCTCTCGACTGCCTCGGTCTTGCGCCGACCGATGGCGCGACAAACCGTAAATATAGCGGAACCGCGAAGAATCTGCACGGTCGCTCGCGGTCAATTGACGCCGACTTTCTCGTCGGACATCAGGACACCGAATTCGGACAGCTGATGACGCTGCTGCGGGTATACGATAAGCAAGTGCGCACGTATGTCCGCGGTATTCTGAAAGAGCTCGACCCCGATGGCTTGATTCACCCGTCATTCGATATTGCGGGTACCGCGACCGGGCGCCTCGTGATTAAGCCGCTGCTGCAGGTGCTCCCGCACTATGGTGCGCATGCGCAACTCGAGGAAGAGGACATCGCAAAGGAAGTGCGGAGGCTATTCCCCGCGCGCAAGGGCTATGTCATCGTTACGGCGGACTACAAGCAGCTGGAGTTCCGGGTCGCGTGGATGCTGTCCGGGGACCAGAAACTGGGCCATGCCCTTACCTCCGGTGATATGCACGCGAAAACGGCTGCGTACATGTTTAAGCGTGACGAAAGCATCGTGACCAAGGCCGACCGGCATGCGGCCAAGCGGGTGTCCTTCGGTACCGCATACTGGCGCTCCGCGTACACACTGGCGAAGGGTCCCCTGCTCGAGGTGCTCGGTGGGATTACGATACCCGAAGGCGTGCGAATCGCCCGAGCGCAGCGGTTCATCGACGACTTCCGGGCGCTGTATTCCGATTACTATGCGTGGCAGCTGGAATCGGCGGATAGTGCCGTGCGTAACGGTGAACTGTCCACGGTATTCGGTCGCAAACGTCGCTGGCCACTGATCACGCACGACAACCGCGAAGAGATCCGCCGGCAAGGCGTGAACTATCCGATCCAGTCCACCGCCAGTGATATGTGCTCCAGTGCCCTCGTTCGACTAGCCGATGTGCTGCCGAAACGCAAGCTCGGATTCCCGCTATACACCGTGCATGACGAGGTCGTTAGCGAGATCCGCGAAGACCGCCTTGACGAAGGAATTGCCGCGATCGCGGAGGTGATGTCGAACCCAGCTATCGACACTAACGGGGCCGTGTTTCCCGTGGACGCTTCGTACGGTCCGAATCTCGGCGATCTTACGGGATACCAAATAAAGGTAGCAGCGTGATTATCTCGCCACTGAAGCTCGTAATCAGTGCGCTGGCGGCCATTACCGCCGCAATTGTCGGAAGCTTTTTCGGGGATCAAGGAACACTAATCGGTGTCGCCACCGGCAGCGTTGTCTCGGGTGCCGCCGCGGGAGTATATGAGCATGTCGCCTCGAAAACGAAAGGAGTGATCAAGTTTGCCCCGCAGTACCGAAAGCTGCCACTGGCTGAACGACAGAAGTTGCTAAAGCGAATCGCAATTGCGTCCGGGGCCAGTGTCCTCGCTATCGGAACCGTTTCCGCCGCCGTAGTCGTCATCCCCGAGTTGGCCAGTGGGCGGACGCTACATAGCCTGACCACGGGAAAGGTGGACTACGGATCATCGTTCGGGAGCAGTTCGACGGTATCTCCGGCCCCAGTGCCAACGATCCGGTACACCCCGAGCGCAACGCCAAGCGTTACCGGAGGTACGCAATCAGCAGTACCGACAAGCCCAGTGACGCCTTCGCCGAGCTTCTCCGCGACATCCCCTTCGTCCGTGTCGCCGACCTCGGCCCCGCCGATTATACCTTCGTCCCTCTCGTCGCCACAAGCGACACCACTGGAAGGAACGCCGACCCCATGATCGACACAGTTGAACTCGAGATCCCGGTTCATCTGGCCCCGGCAATAGCGATTCTCGTTAAGACCGCCGTGCAGAAAGGAAGCGACTACGCACGTGACGAGTGGAGCAGCAACTTCTCCGATACCGCCGACCACTTCGGCATCCCGCGTTACGAATCGTGCGACTTCAACGAGATTCAGAAGCTCGCACGGCTGAAGAGCCTTCGTACCGGCCGAAAGGTGCTCAACGAGTCCGTCGAAGACACGTACCGGGACAAGGCGCTTTACGCCATTCTCGCATACGTGCTGTATCTCGAAGAAGTGGCAGCTAGGCGCGGGGCCGAGAACGAAGAGAAGATGAGTGGCTTCCTCTATACCGAGGCGCCAAGCGAGTCCGTACTGGACGGGGAGCTCCCGTCCCGCGCGCAGGTGTCCACGCATATGCCGATCGAAGGTGACGGGGTCGACGCCTGGCTTCAGCGGATTCGTGGCGACTTCGATACCGATTCACCGCAGTACGCGCTGCTTACCGAGATGATGGCGAAGTATCAGCGGCGTGCGGAGGAGGGTAAGTCCCTTTCGGAACCGGTTATATATCCGACTTGACAGGACCCGCGCCGGTGTGCTAGACTGGATGCTGTGAGAGGAGGTGGTCAAGGTGGCCGCAGATAACGCACTTGACCGCATTCAGAAGCTCCTGGCGAAGGCAGAGAGCCCCGCAGTTACGGAGCAAGAGGCCGAGTCCTTTCGGGACAAGGCCTTTGAGCTGGCTGCGAAGTACCGGATTGACCACGCTGAGCTTAAGGCGAAGGGCCAGGCGCCCTCGGAGAAGATCGTGAACCGGCGAATGCACGTGTCCCGCCCGTTTACGCAGATGATGCGCCTGGCCCTTATCGTGTTCGAGTCGAACGATTGTTCGCTCATCCGCATCAGCGGGACCAAGGACACGATACACGCATTCGGATACGAGAACGACATGGCGAAGGCCGAATTGCTGTTCACCTCGTTGCTGGTGCAGGGTGCCCGGTGGTGCGCACAGGACTACCGCGAGTACCGGTACGAAAGCGAGGAGCGGCGTTCGACATTCCGGCGAGGGTGGTGGACCGGATATGCGAACAAAGTGTACAAGCGACTGCAGGCAATTCAGCAGCGTGCGGAGAGCGAATCCGCCACACCCGGGACGGCAATCGTTCTGCGGGACCGCAAGCAGGACACGAATACCGCGATGGTCAACCACTACTCCGGAGCGATCAGCCGCGGTCGGCGGACTAAGGGCGTGTCCAGTCACGGTGGATACCGAAGGGGATCGGAAGCCGGTGACCGGGCCGACCTGGGTGGGACGCGGATGGGGCCCTCCGCCCGCGGTGAGCTGGGCTGATACCCCGCTTGACAGTCGCGGGAGGATCTGCTATACTGGGTCCTGTGAGAGGAGCAGGGTCAGCCAGGGTGGCAGGACCCAACCGCGACATGGCAACAGTTCTCGGGACCAGGAACGCCGATGGAAGCGTCCAGATCGAGCGCGTGCTCACCCCGACCGAGGTCAAGAGCCGGCGGGGAAGTGTGAGCGAGAAGCGCGTTACCAGGTACCAGCAGGGCCGTGGCCGTCGGACCCGGAGCGTGTACCAGGCAAGGGCACTGGGTTCCGGTCAGGGAGTGCTAGCCGCTCAGGACGCCGTGTTCACCGACAGCCCGCAGATCGACGAGTACCGGAGCGGGTTCCGGACCGCATGAGCGAATACCACGAGGTGCCCGGCACATTCCGATGTGCCGGGTGCGGGCGGGAGCACGCCAGCCACACCCCGCCGGTACAGATTGACTTCGAGCTTTACGCACCCGAGTGCGTTCCTGACAACTCCACCGCGACGGAGGGATAGCAATGGCACGAAGGACGGTTGTGCGCCGAAAGGCCACCGGAAGCGTTACCGCACGGACCGCGGCCAGGCGCGCGGCGCGGAGACAGACCGAAACGATCCAGGTCCGCGCGGCCCGGCGGGTTGGCGGTGATGAGCCGGAAAGCGTTACGCAGGCCCGCACGTGGGACCGCAAGTACCGCCGGTATCTCGTGGCCGGGCTGTGCCACCCGTGCGCCGCAAAGGCATCGTGGGGCCATTCGCTCGGATTCCAGAAGATCGATGACCCGTGCGCCAAGTGCCAGCCGATCGTGAACCAGTTCGCGACCCCCGGCCCCGAGGGTTCGAAGTGGCGTAAGGTCCTCGACAAGCTCGAGCGAAGCGTTACCCGTGAAGAGATGGAGGCGCTGCTTTGAAGCTCGCAGAACCGGCGGGTAAGCGCGGTGACCGAGTGCGTAACGTGCATAGCAATCGCACGGCAACCGTGGAGCGCGTATCCGCGAACACGACATTCGTTATCTACGATGACGAACCCGGCGTAGAATACGGCGGAACGCATAGTGCGTTTGAACCGCTTTCGCCGAAGTAGGAGGAGCCGCACCGCGCCCCGGTCCGCCGGGGCTTCCGGTGTCTCCGAAGGTAACGGGCTACACCCCGCCGCGCTACCTACGCGAAACACGTCGCCCGATCCGTGTCCGAAGTGCGGTGCACTGGCGAACGAGCCATGCACGTACACGCAGGACCGCACGCAGATTCACCGCGATCCCGCCACGTGGGATTACGTGTGGAACGAGGGCGGTAAGCCGATGCAAATCATGCACCACGAACGACGGAGGAAAGCTATGACCGGATGCCCCGACCCGACGCCACGCCCGGAGGACGGACAGACGTACACCGATTATGTCCTTCGCACGACCGGGAAGCCGGCGGACGCGGATCTCGTTACGCCGCCGAACGACTCGGAAACGACAACGCGACAGAAGGACAGCATCGCACACCAGCTAGTCGAACTCAGTTTCGACCCGCCGGCGTGGTTCGTAGCTAGCGCGTACCTGTCCGACCTAAAGGCGCTGCTCCGTTACGTCCAGCGGGCTCACCTGCGCAAGGAGGCAGCGGAGAATGCTCGATAGCCGCGATCCCGCCTGGATCTTCGACATCGATGGCACGCTAGCGCATAACCGCAGCGGACGTAACATCGTCGACTATACACGCGTTAGCGAGGACGAGCCCGACGAAGCGGTGTTCCGGATCTGCCAAGCCCTCGTCGACAAAGGCGACACCGCGCTGTTCGTTACCGGTCGTGAGGACACGGAGCAGTGTCGACGCGATACCGAGCAGTTCCTGTACCTGAACCTCGACGTATTCGCGCTCGATCTCAGTCCGTATCTCTATATGCGCCCGGCAACCGAAAAGGATCGCTTCCGTAAAGGCGCCGAGCTCAAGCTCGAGATCTACCGCACGCAGATCGAACCGAAGTACCGCGTTTTCGGCGTATTCGAAGATCTACCTACCGTGGTACACATGTGGCGCGAAGAGGCCGGGCTGTCCGTCTTCCAGTGCGCCTCAGTTCCTGAGCTCACTCCGGAGGAGGCGGCTAAGCGTGGACGATAGCACATTCGGCGAATACGTACCGGGAAAAGGCGGCGGCTCGATTTCGTACAACGTGCAAGGGCTCCCCGACGGTCTCCCAGCCGGTACCTATGCGACCCGGGTGCTCAACGCACGATGGGTCGTGCGACGCGACGGCGTTCTCGACTGGGTTGTCGAGATGGAATTTGTCGGACCGGCAAAAGATGACGAGCCGTGTCTGTTTCCCTTGATCAAGACCGACGTGTCCGGAGGGAGTGATCATGGTGAGTGATGGCCATTCCACCAGGTTCTCATTTTAACCCGGCCTAGGGCATCCCAGGACCGGATGGCTATGTAGTATGCTGGCCCTGGGATGCCCATTTGACCCGGTTAGCCCTGGCCGGCCCACTTCGTTAGCGGACCGCCGTTACCTGGTTCGCCTTCGCGCCAGCCGTGCCACCGGTCGCGCTCCACCGTTACGCCATTGAACGCATCGAGGCACGCGGTGAGAAAGCTAGCGAGGACGAAGTCGGGCGTATCGGATACGTTCTCGACGCTGTGCTTGTTGATGAGCTCCTCGAGCTCCTGCTTAAACGTCGCCATCAGTACGACAACGTTCCGTAGGTGACGACACTGCTCGCCGTATTAGCGGTCGAGATTCGAATACCGGATCCCGCCATGATCACGAGAGCGGTAATCGCGAGCAGGCTAAACGCGCCCTGCAGTAGCCCATTGAACCGATTCGGGCGCGCGTAAATCGGCGTGCGGTGCAGCGGGCGGTATCGCTTGGACTTCGTCTCGTCGCGAGTTCCGTAAAGGAAGATCGCACTTCCGATAGCGATGACGATTCCGCAGAGGGTCCAATATAGTGGCATCGAACCCTCCCTTAGCAGCCGTCATACGGGGACCAGTTGAACTGTCCGCCGCGCGCCATCGCGTTGGCGAACACCTGGTTCTGCTCCGCCGCGCTGGCGTGTCCGAAGTCGGCACCGTTACCGCCGTAAACGACCCACGTGGAGTAGCTGAACTGGTATAGCCCGTAGTGACCGGTGGAGTTCATCACCTGCGTATTCCCGCCGGATTCCCGTGCGATAACGCAGGCCTGGAAGCCGCTGTAGTTACTCGGGTTCACGGTAGCCGCCGGAGCCTGAATCGCTTTCGCAACGGGCGCCGGTACGGGAGCGGGAGCCTTCGGCATCGAGGTAACCGTTCCGGTAAGGGACAGTGCCGTACCGGGATAGATCAGATTCGGGTTCGCGATCTTCGCCTGGTTGAGCGCCCACAGGTACTGCCACTTCGCCGAGCTGCCGAGCTGGTTCTGTGCAATTCTGCTCAGCGTGTCACCGCTTCGGATGACGTAGTTTGTCGCACTGGCTAGCTGCGTTGCGAAGTGTCGTATCGGGTGAGTCGGAGTCGTGTAATTCGCGGGAATCGCTTGGACGGTCGTGCTCCCAGTGAGTGCGAACGGAAGGAGCACGTTAGCCAGCGTGATTGCGGCTACGGCCATTAGGTAGAGCTTACGCACGATGCTAACCTTCTGTGTGTGATGTCGCCCTAACGAAAGGGTAGCTTATGCTTCGGGGTCACGGAAGCTAAGCGTACCCGAGGGCACTGGACGAGGAGATGCTACGGGTTGAGGTGATAACCGATCGGGGCTGCGCCAGTGTCGGTACGGTGCAGCACCACGCTGTTAACGTCCTGCTTCGATCCGAACGTGTACGTGAACGAGAAGCCCTTGGTCCCGTCCGGTAGCTTGATTTCGGTTACGAACGGCTCCGAAGCGGGGTGATTCACCGTTATCTCGACGGCCGGTGCGGCGCTCTGCAGCTTGTTCCAGTTCGGGGCCACGAAGACGATTTCGCTGAAGGTCCCGGCGAGCCACGACGGAACTGCGAACTGTCCGCCGCTAAGCGTTCCCTGTATCACGTTATCCTCATCTACGGTAGTAGGTTTCGGAGCCGGTACGGACCTGGTGGTAAGCATGCGCAGTTGTGCCGTAGTCATTCGAACTGCGGAGCAATCGACGGGACCGGCAAGACCGGGAACGATTGCCGCCGACGTGAACTGGAGCATCGTGACGCTTTTACCGCCGTACGAGTTCCAGTAGCTTGCGGGGACGTGCGAGTAAAGCGAGGACGGGCTACCCTGGTTCATCGTCGGGTACTTGCTCGCCCATAGCTCATCGAAGAACGACAGATCGGTGTTGCCCCAGTACCACTGCGGCGGGTAGCCCCAGATCAGCGCGTTCGGGTAGAGAGTGCGCAGCCGACCAACGGCCTGGACCATGTCGAGCCGTACCGGATTCGACGTCTGCGTCGGTTCCGCATCCACGCCAACCAGAAAGCCGTCAAGGTTACCGGCTTTCGAGGCGAAGTAATCGGCCTGCGCTGCGCCGTTGTTGTGCTCGAGGAACATGTACGCACCCGGGACAAAGCCACTGGCTTTCGCGCGGGCGAGCATTGCGTTCTTCTGCCTCGGCCAGTACGGGTTTTCGTACCCCGTACCCTGCGTCACCTTCTCCCAGCCGAATTCGCAGATGGAATCGACACTAGTCCAGTCCACGTTGCCCTGGAAACTGGCGGCATCAATCCCGAAGATCTCCGTCATACCGCGATCACTTCATACGGGTGCAGTGCGATAAGGACGTCCGATAGCCACATGCTACCGAACTCCTTCTCGGCGATTCGAGAACGGACGACCGAAACGGCAGCCCATGTGGCGGTCGCGAGGACCAGCAGTGCAGCGGATATCGCCAACGCTACTAGTGCTGTGATCATGGATGCCTCCCTTCGGATTACAGCATAACATAGGGATAACCATTCTGCTACATTTTCCAATAGATTGCTACAAGAAATTCTTTTGCTTAGCCGACGCCATTGTCTAGCTCGTGACGCAGCTTATCGGCTTCCGCTTTGCTATGCGCCCGCTTAACCGCTAGCCACTGGGTGCGAAAGATCTGTATCGCACGCCATACCGTAGCAATCGGGATGAATGCAACGGAAAGCAAGATGATCCACTGGTACGCCAACGTAGAAGTGGTAAACCCGAATACGATGTGCAGTGTCGCCGGGAGCAGTGCGAACGCAACCAGGTAATCGAAGTACACGAGATTGCGCCCGAGCCAGTTCTCCCACCACGGGAAGTATAGTCCGACAAGCGGGAATAGCATGCTGGCGCAGAACGCAACCACTACGACGGGATTCCTTACGTCAGCAAGGAATTGCTGCTGCGTCACCCGTGGCTCCCTCGTTCTTGTACCTTACGCTCGATTAGCTCATCGATAATCGCAGATACGGTATCGTGCTGTCGCATTTCATGCAGTGGGCGGATCACATCTCGCTTGGCTTCGGCTAGTCGCTGCTCGGACTTCTCGCGCTCTGCACGAGCCTTCGCAACGTCCGCATCCATCACGTCTTCATGCCGCTTTCTCCTCCAGCGGAACATTACGTCAGCTCCTTACGGAGACCCGCCATAACGTCGCGGACGACACTACCGGCTAGTACCGCCGCATCGGAACGTTCTCGTTCAAGTTCGAGAGCCCGCTTAAGCTCCGTAATCTCGGTATCTTTGCGATTGAGCTCGGCCTCCATTCGCTTAACCGACGAGCGGGGATAAATCAGCTCGAGCAGAAACGCGGTCACCCAGACACCAGCGATTCCGGCGCCTTCGATTATCGAGACTACGAAACTGACAGACACGCATCACCTCCCAGTGCTAGCTACTCGGCGTAAACGGCATCGTATCCTGCATAGTAAAGAACGCACTCCCGCCGCCGAATACTTCGGACATATTTGCTTCGTTAGCCCAGCCCCACTGGCGATTGACCACTACCGTAGCTTCAATGGCGGATGCTTCTACGCCGAGAAAGACTGCGAACAGCTGACAATATGCCGTAATCGCAGCCGTAATTGCCGCCTCCTTTTCCTGCTGATCAAAGTCACCGTAATTAATCGTCCAAGCGCCATCGACTTGACTGATGAAGTTGTAGTACCAGCCGATACCGTTAATTCCGGACTCGTTATTCGGTACGGCGTAGTTTATAAAGCACTGGTAGTTAAGTGTCGCCACCTGCAGATTACTCGGTGCCGCGGGGAAGTTATTCGTCATTCGCTACTCCTAGACATCTAGCGGTATCTTTACTTCGATACCGATCGAGTTCGGACTATACGTCGATACTCCGAAGATCATAATATAGCCGTCTGACGTAATCGTTGCCCTAGCACCCCAGTTATTCGGTGAGGCTTCCACGGCAAAGACGGTACAGGATACCGGGAACCAGTGCCCGCCGCGCGTCCCGCTAGTAATGCTCGACGATGAAGCTCCCGTACTGGCTGGAACGATATACGGTATCGCGGTTGCGTTTAGCTTAGCTGGATTCGCCCCGAGAGTCCCGTTCACCCCCACGGCTATCGACAACTGAATTTCGTTTTCCGGCGTTTTCCGGTACTTCGCAAATCCGCCCGTGACGCCAATAAAGTTCGGGCCGAGGCTGCCCGAGAAGTCGGTCCACCCCTCCGGTCCAGTGCCGGCCGCATTTACGGCATAGCTACGACCCATGTATCCCGCGGGATACGCATTACCGTATTTATCGGTACCGGCGGCGCCAGCGATTGACGCAGCCAGTGGAGCGGATACTGGCGTATACGTAATGCGGATCAAGCCTCTTGCACCGTCGCCGCCTCGCCAACCTCCTGCAGTCGTTTGTGCCCCGCCACCTCCGCCACCGCCACCGGGTGACGTACCGTTCGATCCGGGCGAAGCGTTAAAGTTCGTACCGGGATTCGAACCCCAGCCTCCCCAACCGCCCCAGCCTCCGCCGCCGATACCGGCACCCGGACTTCCGGGACTGCGTACGTTACCGTTTTGCCCGATTCCGCCGAGTACTAGTCCGGTCGCAACTGGCCCGCCAGCTCCAGCCCCGCCGCCTCCGCCAGCTTCACCGGTACCCGCATTCGTGGCTCCGTTACCGCCATGCGAACCGGCGAGAGCTATCGTATTCGCACTGGCCGCCGCAGCTCCGCCAGCGGAAGGTACTGCCGTTCCGCGTCCGCCACCGTTACACGTAAGTGTAACCGCATCCGCGATAAATGTCGTTATACCGCCGTCAGTCGAAAGGCGCCCGCCACCGATTCCGCCTAGCCCGCCTTGTCCGATAGCATACGTATACGCATGATTCGCCGTAAACGCTGCCGCTGGCTCGGCTGAATACCCGCCGGAACCGCCTCCGCCACCGCCGTTAGCACCGCCTCCGCCTCCCGGGCCCCACCCTTCGACTTTCGCTGTTAGCGGCATATTCGGTGGCGATGTCCATGACGTACCCGAGGATAGCGTTACGATAACCTGACTCGGATTCGCCGCATAATAGAACGACGCCGGAAGCGTCATCCGCCCTTTATTGTCAATCGTACCGTCTACCTGGTACGATACCGATGATCCGTCAGTACTATACGTACCGAAGCTAAGTGACGCTGCTGATGTCGTATCATCGCTGTCCCCGGAGAGCAGTAGTGCGTAGCCGATTCCGTCGGTACCACTGGGTGACGTGAACACTGACGCCGGCTGCTGATTCGCCAGTCCGGGGTTGAACAGTAGCGAACCGACCAGCGCGGACATTAGCTCACCGACATCCGGTGTCGAATATGCCGTGACCGCTTCCAGTGAGCCCGTGTTGAACGGGATGTTCACGCCTGGAACAACGGTAACTTGCGACCCGTTACCGCCGGTCATCTGGAATCCAGCGGGATAGCCGTTACCGAATTCGTCTGTACCTGCGACAATCGACAGCGAGGCAACCAGATTTCCCGCTTGTGGCTCGCCGCCGTAGCCGAGAAACTCGCCGGTTTGTGTCGACATTACGATAGTGCCGGCAAATGTCGCCTCGCCTGAGGTAGCGAGAATCTGAAACGTCGTATTACCGTTCGTATCGATACCGTATAGTCCCGAGCTATCCAGCTGAACTCCGGGTCCGCCTTCGGTACCGGCTACGATCGTACTAGCGAGGACAATCAGCGCAGCAAGCTTTGTCGCATCGATTGATCCAGCTTCAATCGCATTTGCGGTTACTGCGTCCGCCGCGATGTTCCCCGCTTCAACCGCATTCGCTGCAAGCTTAGGCGTAGTGATTGATCCATCTTCGATGTCGGTTTCCGTAATCGTACCCGGCGGGATAACCAGTGCAAGTGGTACGCCACTAGTCTCAGTGGATGGCGTACTAGCTATTCCGCCCTGGTTTATCGCAACGAGACATGCGTAATACGTCGTACCCGGATCCAACGGAGCTACGGGATATGCCCCGGCGGTATGCAGTACGCCGGCTAGCGTCGTTTCGTCAGGCGTAAAGCCAGCTACGGCGGAAACGTGTACTTGGATATATGCGAAGTCGAATGGCCAGTCCGCCGTTCCATCCGCCGTATTCCCGTCCCACGTTATCGCCAATCCGCTAGCTACCGGTATCGCGGTCGGAGTTGACGGCTCCACTGGCGGAGGAGGTGAGTTCGTATGCTGGAACGTAAACGTACCGTCCGGTTGTAGTCCGATAACCCCGCGAATCGTACCGGAGCCATCGGTAATATACACTGCACCGTTATCGATTGACGAACCGGTGAGTTGCGCCTGCCGAGACCCGCGCTCAAGCTGCGTAATGCGTGCCTGCAGTCGCTGAAGCTGACTCGACATCTGCATTGTTAGCTGGGTCAGTAGCGGGTCCACTAAGCCTCCTTACGCAGTTGTCAGGTCGCCCTGAGCATACGAGAACGAATCGGAACGTGCTAGCGTTAGCACTAGCTGATTAGTTAGGGTCGAATAGTTGTACGACGTTATCCGGTGCCAGATCGCCTGACCGCGCATCCAGCCGCTCGTAAGCTGTACTAGAATGTCGTCTCCAGCGGCAAAGCTACCGAATGGTGCATGCGGGTGATCGGTTACCTGAATGCTCTGTACGACTGACATTCCGATGCGTGCCATCAGGTCCGCGCGGGCCAGTGGCGCAAGCTTCTCGGCTGACGATTCCGCCGCATTGGTATATGCGTACGAACGGTACAGGCGGGAAGTGTCGACTAGTCCGCTGTTCCAGTGCGTTTGCGTACTTCCGCTTCCGGCGCCGTATCCGATTACCGCATTCTGGTACTGCGTACCGTCCTGATTTAGCGTCGGTAGAACGGTGATATTCTCGCCCTCGACGAACCGCAATCCGGACTGTCGTGTACCTAGTCGTGGATAGCCGAGGTTTAGCTGGTGTACGACATCCGTCATATCGCTGTTCCAGCTATGCGTTTCCGACATATCGAATGGCGTGACGGTGGACAAGTTCGTCAGTTCCTGTCCGATATCCGTACCGTTCCACCAGTCCAGCTGATACGGAATCGGCTCTTGCGCCGTCCACGTCCAGTTCGGCTGATTCGAGTACGAAACCGTTATCGTATTATTCGGCTGCAGCGTAAACGCACCCGTACGGCGTCCGGTATCGACTCCGTTAATCAGCACCTTAGTAACCGTACCGCCGGTAATGCTAATAGCTACCGCGAACGTCGTCGTATTCTTTACCGCTTTACCCGAAGCGGGGAAGTTTGCCGGCGTTACATCCGTTGCCTGCAGTACGCTACCGATGCGCACCGGTGACGACGTATTGGCTAGCTGCAAGCCGAGATCCGCATTCGGCTGACTCTGCAGGTAGGCCCAGAGAAAACGGATCACGGCTAGCGGATCAATGTCGATCTGCGAATAGCTCGCACCGTTGTAGACCTGTCCGCTTGGATAGCCGCGGAATCCGGTAGCCTGCAGATTCCACTGGGGACCCGAGAAGTCGGACGAGGTAACGATCCCGCCCCACTGAATTGCGCCGTCAAGCTCAGCGTAAATGAACGTCGACCACGGATCGATAACCGGTAGCCCGTCTGGACCAACGAGACCGAAATACTGCGGATTAATCGTCCCCTGCAACGAATTCGTCTTCAGATCCCACGTCAGCGTATCCGAGGTTAGCGGAATCCCGGTGCGATCTAGCCATTGTTTCGTTAGCGCCCGCTGCGCAATATACTTCCACCGGCCAGTGACCCGCGACCTTACTGCGAGAGCAAGTCTAGGTAGCGGGTGGAACTTTGTCGCGGTCGCACCGAATGACGGTACGGTGGCGGATAGCGTTGCGGCAACGCTCCAGTTAGTGGACGCTATCCCGGATACGGATAGTGATGGCGTAATACCGCTAAGGCTAGCCGCGACAAACCGATTAACCGTCGAAGTGGCAGCCAGTGAGGCCGCGGGTGCCGAAAGTGTAGCTACCGCACCTTTCGTAGTATCGGAAGCGGTGGCGGATAGTGAAGCTGTCGATGCAGTGAGCGTTGCCGCTACGTTTTCGGTATCATGTGCGGTAGCCGTAAACGACGGCGTCGGTGCAGTTAGTGTCGCCGCGGAAGGATCGGTTACCGCTCCACTAGCCGTTTCAATTGCGAAGCTGGTAATGTTCCAGTATGCGGTCGCGGAGGACGACGTAAAGGTAGCTCCGGCTCGGCTACCGTTAGCCCAGCTGGCACCCTGGAACTTCGGGCTACCCGACGGCTTGAAGTTGTCGATTGTCGTCCACGGTGGCGAAACGGGATTCGTAACCGTATACGTCGTTGATCCGCTGTCATCGCCCATCTGCGCGATAACCATCGTTAGGTCGGTCGGCTGGGTACCCGATAGCGCGGTCGACGTAAAGCCTGCCCCGGTAGCGGAAGCTTTATCGTGTCTAGCACCCGTGCGAATCGGCGTACTAGTGTTCGCCTGCGTAATCCGCTTTATCGAACAGCAATAGTCACTGCTAGTTGTCCACGTAAACGTGTAGCTAGATGGCTCGCTCCCCCCGGCGACCTTGTACCAGGTACAGCCGGCGGTATCGTTACTATCGGTCCACGGAGCAATGACCTGCGCCCATCCCGAGGGAGGCGTGAATCCCGTGGAACCCGAACCCGTATTCAATGCCGCAATCAGTAGGTCGCCGGACACGGTACCGGTCGGGAGTGCGCAGGCAGCCGATGTACCAGAACCAGTTACCGTCGACTCGTTCGCATATGACGCAACCGCGGCGGCATGTAGTGCGACAACTACAGCTGACGTTCGGCATCCCGAACCCGCAGTACCGCTGTACGTGAATACACTGGCGGAGGTCGCCACCTGATAGCCAACTGCGAAACGCTGGTAGTATCCGGTGGACGTTTGCTGCCCGTCCGTTTCTTCGATCCACGGAGCACCCGGGGTTCCTTGCGCAAACGAGGTAGTCGTTCCGCCCAGGTTCCAGCTACCGGCACACGCCGAAATTAGGTCACCGACAGCTGCGGCTGCACTTGTCGACACCGACCAGGAGGCCGAGTTGGCGGATTGTCGCAACGGGGTACAGGTTACGCCAACCAATGCCGCGAACGTTGTCGCCAGTCCGGACCATTCTTCGACGACACCGATTATCGTCTGAACGCCGGTGGAGCCGGTACCGGCGATCTTTACCGTAGTCTGACCCGCAGTGGCATTCGGGTCGACCCACTTACCGACGTCCGAGTTTGCGGTACCCAGTGACTCGATCGCGTTCGCCCAGTTATCCGCTGTCTGGCTACTGGACGATCCGGACGTAAGCGCAACGGCTGTCGGCGAGGCCGTATCGCCGAGCATGTGAAAGCTGGCGATCAGACAGTTACCCGTACCGGTCGGCGCCGGAAGTGTGAGCGTTAGCGTTTGTGCGCCAGAACCGGTGATCGCAACCGGACCCGTCGTCTGAACAAGCGCTGCGGTCACTAATCCGCCTTACAGGACGACGTTAAGCGATCCGGAGGCGATGGATACGGTATCGCCGAGGTTCGTAATTACGCTGGCGGCCAGTGGGCCCCACCACTTTCGTTTCGGCGTTCCCGCACTATCCCAGAGCTCGATGCCCTGTACGCCGGGCGAGGCTACGGCCGGCATACCCGCAAACGTCAACGCCGCGTTCGATACCGCCGTAAACGACGTGTTCGTGGCCGCAAACGTGGCGGTCTGCGAAGCGTAGGTCGAACCCCCGGAATTCGCCACCTCGGTACCGTTCGTACTTCCGCTTCCGTTAGCCGACATCAACCGAGCCTTGAGTGGCGTTGTCGTAGCCACGAATGCCGCGGTACCCAGGCTAGCATCGGTTAGGTTTTCGCCGTGAGTATTGTCGAGACCGCCACTCACTTGTCCTCCTTATTCTGCTGCGTAAGAAAGCGAATTAGGTCGGGTCCGCGAGCTCCCGCAGCTTTCTGCAGGATAACCCCGCAGCTATTGTCGGTACAGCCGACACTGGAGCAGCAGTCCATATGCCGCACTGCCCAGGTACCGTTCTCGAAAACGCGATGCTTCGGGTGGTCGTCCACCTGCCCGCACGTGCCGCACTCCTCGGAAACTCGTTCGATCATATTGCTGCTCCAGTGAATTCGTATTGTACGATCATCGAGGAGGAATCGTCCATATGATTCTCGCCGACGTCGTTTGCATTATGCGGTGCGCTAATTCCCTGCGGAACCACGTTTACGGCTGTACCCGCAATCGGTGCTACGTTTATCGTATCCGCGCAGATGTACGTCCTTCGTGACGTCTGACCGGGCGCCATGTCCGTATTGTTCGAAAACGTCTCCTGCGTAGCTATCGTACCGACCAGTAGTCGAATACCGTTAATCGGACCGAAGGTTCCCGTTCCGCCAGTGGCATGCGCAAACGCTTGGCCCCACATCCCGACTATCTTCATCTGCGTAGCCCACGGTGGAACGTCAACGGAAGCAGCGAACCAGTTCGGCCACGCAGTCCAGTTAGTCGTTATCTGACCGTCGATCTCCGTATCCGCTCCGGACGGACCGTTCTGCGCAATTATCTGAGTATCGTTTAGCGGATTTGCGACCTGGCGCAAATCGGTAATCATCGCCTGCGTAATAGCTGACGTACCGGCTGGAATATCGACCCGCGCTATAGCGATAGCACTGGAGCCGACCGGTGCCTTCTTCGTAGCACTAGATACCCCCGGGACTACCCGCGAATAGATAAGCTGATCGGAGAACGGGTTATGCGACCACGAACTCCCCGCAAACGTTGGATCTTCGACCCGCGCAATGATCAAATCGGAGCGGGCCGTACCGCCTGTCGGTGCAATCGTAACGGGATCAAGTCCGACGTTAAACCCGTAATACGAACCCTGCCACGCCGCTTCCTGTCCGAGGATTACGCACGCGCCGCCGGACACATTAACGATTCCGCTTGCGGGTCCCGAGGCTATCGCCTTGAGGTCGCCGGTACCGATTACGCCTTGCGCCGCGCGGGTCGCGGATTGCAGCTGAAGGCGCCATAGCGAGGCCGGCTCCTGGTTCCCGTCGACCGCATAAACGCCTTGGGACCAGCTCATATTGTCGTTCCACCTATCGTTCCTGTTGCGGAGCGCCACAGCAGCTGACACGAGGACTGATTCGTTGGGTCTTGCCCTGTGAATTGTACCCGCGAAAAGCCCGGCGGCAAACCTAGATCGGCCAACGAATTTCCAACTGCATCACCGGCGTATGAATTACCGAATTGGTCGAGTATCGTACACGCCCACGGCTGCGTATCGATCGAAACGGAAACGCCACTAGCTACATTCGCCTGCAGCATTATCGATACTCCGAGATCCGGGAGCGTAAGCTTCGGGTTCGTAATCGGACCGTTGAATACGATAATCGGCCACGTCCAGAGCGGACCCGCGTTGTTTACGCCTTGCTCCACCGAGCTAAGCGCAGCTAGCAATACTGGCGGCGTAAACGGAGGTGCGGCACCGCCATTCGGGAGGACCAGCGAGAAGTCGTCGCCCCAGAAAATATCGGTGGCCAGTGGCGTACCGGAAAGCGTTGGTACGACACGAGCACCGACCGCACTCGAATCCGTAGCCGTGAACGGGAACGATACTGGATACCACTGTCCGGCCACTGGCGCGAACGTCGGACTGGTTATCGTCTCGAGGTATGTCCCGCTAACGTCGTACGTGTTGATATTCAGCGCTATCGGTCGACTCAGTGCGGCTGGCGCATAGATCCACCCGGTAGCGATATAGCCGACATTCGGCTTGATTGCCGTAACGGTGGACTGATAGTAACCCGCTGTACCGCCGGTCGGTACGAACTTCGCCGCCTGGAGTCCGGAGTGAACGTGCGTATTATCCAGCGTAAGTACGCCGCCAGTTCCGACCCACCCGGTCAGTCCGCTTTCGAATCCGGGATTCGCTAGCAGATTTACTGGTGTACCTAGATCAGTCGGAGACAGCTTTAGATTTACCGAATACTGCATATCGCTGTACACATTCGGATCGGCGGAAACGAATGCTGCGACAAACGGAATCGCACCCCGAGCTACCGAACCCAGCGTCGGTGCAATGCTCCGTCCACGCCCGTATACTCGGCGGGACACCTGCGAATTCGGGTAGTTGAAGCGAAGTACGGAAACTGCACCGGGTACTAGACGCACTTCCCGATTATTCCACGCTGCTTCGAGCTGCGCGTATACGTCCTGCGCACCAATCGAATCGTTAGGTCCGACCCAGACGTTTCCGGTGAACGTAATCGTTTTGCCGCTCGTCATATAGTCCGTGCCGAAACGAATTCCGTCGCGACCGGATAGCGGCTGATCCTGCGCAGTAATTTGCGCCGGGTCGACCTGTGTCTTCGCAACTAGCAGCTGAGTATTCTTACCGAATACGAGACCGTCGACACTATATTGCCCATCGGCAAGTACGGGATCAGCCATGCGTACTCTCCAGCTGGACTCGGCGCAGCGTAAATAGCATCTCGTTTAGGGCGTCCGCAGTGTCGCCTGAGCCGTAGTAATTCGAGTGGTACTGACCGATCAACGGTGCTCCGCCCTGCGTTAGCGATCCGCTGTTTATCGCCTTCACAAACGCTTCCGACATCTGCGGGTCGAGCATCATCTCGTTCTTCTTCGTACTATTGTTCACCATCGTTATGCCGGGCGGTACCGTACCGCCATCGTCATACCAGTTGAACGCTACTTCATGCCCCCACGCCGCTTGCGGGCTACCGTAGCGATCTCGTACGTAATTCTCGCCCCAGATGATCTGGTTGATATAGTCGCCGAGATCGTACGGGTGTCCCTTGCCCAGTGCCTGCGGGATGCCGTATGCTCCGGAGCTCGGGTTAACGGCGTACGGATTCCACCCGCTTTCCTGGTTCCACAACGGAATCAGGTACTGCATCTGCGACTGCGGCCAGCCGTACTGATTCAGAATCGAAGCCGCATACGCTTGTGCGACTTGTGCGGAATGCGTTGTCGCACCCGAATTACCGAGATACGCGCTATTCGCGGCAGCTTCCTGTGCCGTTTGCACGCCGCCCTTAATCGCGTCCTCGACGCTTTGAATCATCGCTTTTACGGAAAGC